GACGAAAGAAGATCCGAAGTAAGATAGGGTGGGAGGGGAGAACTGGTATAAACCAGTCTTGGGTATTTTGAAACCTCACCTTTGAAGGAGTTACAAATGCAAAACCTATTTGATTACTTATTTCTGTTCTTCGTATTCCTCTTTACAAAGCCTCAATTGGCATTCGGTCTAACGGCTTAAGAAATAAGTAATTAAACCCAGATAGTTTCCTGGGTTTTTTTAGATTAGTTTTTCAATAAATAGATATGGATTTTGGTATAAGTATAGTACATAAGGATAACACTTTATGAAACCAATTCGAAGTGGTTCGGATTGATACCGTAGTCCACATGATGGTTTATGGATTACTGACCTTGCACAGATAAATCTCAAGCACACGTCGAAAGGCGCGTAACCGTCGAAGCCGGAGTTTCAAGATATCAAGCTATCACCCTCTCAAGGTGGTACCCGTAGAAGCCGGACACCCTCTCGACTGTAGTCTGTCGAGTTGAACCCGGTATTACCAACCCGGCAACCTAGGACGCTAGGTTGAAGCAAGAGCCTTAGGCGTGAGGATGGCGACCTCGAATGTAGCACACATAGATTTAAATACCCATATAGCAACACCCGTGAACAAGAGGGACGAATGGTCGATCCACCCTTAGAAAAGGAAAGACTGGAAAGCCCTAGATCCTTAGGGCTTTTTTTAGATTACTTCTCGCTGAGAACCATGTCCAGCTGTGGGAAAGGAATTGCAACTTGAGCAAAAGCTCCTGCCAGGGTCAACATACGAAGGTACATAATAACACTTTCTCCAGATACGTCTAATCCAATGATAGAGATTTCTTGCAGTTGACTTGCAGGATCACTGTTAACCATATTCAAAATGTACTTAGTCTGGCTTTCTGCATTCTTCACTTCTCCCGCAAGTTCTGAAGCAAAGATAGTATCGTTCTGAGTAACGTTAGCATTGACAGTAAGCAGCGGAAACATTGTACCTTGGTTTGGCATTAGAACGTTGCTACCAACTGTGGTGAACAATATCTTCAAAAAGGTTTGAGCAACTTTTTGAATGCCTGTAATTTTCCTTGGAGTTTCCCCTAGATCAAACGTAATTTTCCCCTCTGGAAAACTATTAGGGAAATCTATCATTAACAAATCATAAGTTCCACCGTCAGGAAGATTAGTTGGTGTACCAAGTCTATTTTTAAAAATCTGTGATGTCATGAAGTTTTACCCTCTTCGTGTAATCCTATAATCATACTAGTCCAGAAAGACTTCATCGTAGAATAGAAATTGCTTTCATTCATATAGTCAGAAGATCCATCTGCGTAGTAATCAATCTTGGATTTGGACCTGAGATTGAATTCTCTTGTAATAGCCGCCATCATATGAATGTTTTCAATAGCAGCTCCATTTTCGAAGGATGACGAATCTGAAGCCCTGGTTGTTGCCATACGGTGCAGCTCAGAGAAATCCAATTTAGAAACTATCTCAGAGACATCAGGAGGAATTTCTGTTCCAGTAATATCTGAGACGAACTTATTCATATCAGCAAAATAACCTGCTAATAACTCATTTGCATTCTCTGCTTGTCCAACTGCTGAATTAGGATCTGAAGCCATTAATACATCCCACTATCACGTTTAATTTTTTTGATCTTTTCCGCCAATTTAGATTTCAGGTAATTGAGTCTATTGATATTCACTCCTAACTGTTTTGCAAGATCTGTAGAAGTAATAACCTTAGCATTTTCTAATATGAATTTTTCCTGATAATCTAATTGACTCATCAAGTGTTCCATTAATAAAGCATTTTCATTGAACTGAGTAAATTCACTTGCTCGTTCATTTCCAGACTCGATAAGGTCGGCGTACAAAGCATTTTTAAACTTCAGAGTTTGTGGCTTTGACCATCCCAGTTTAGATGCTAGTTCTTCGTTAGAAGGCTCTCTATTAAGTTCTTCCGTAAGCAGAGTAACAGCGTGGTTGTATTCATGGAACTTCAGATGTAAGTTCTCTGGAAGACGAACAGCGTTTTGAAACTTATAGTTCATACGACGAATCTTAGGCAAGTAATTCATAACATGGGTAGACAGTGCTACACCCTTGCTTGGATCGTAAGTTTGAATGGCTTTGAATGTCCATTTTTTAGCTTCACCAGCTAATGCGGTAGTTGGTAAGCTCCCACTAGCTCTACGTACTTCGGCACTGATAATACCACCGAGATTATCAACAAGTTCACCTAAGTGTTTCTTACTGCCAGTCTCTTTCCATATGGTATACAACTCCAAGTCCCTCTCTTTACGGGTAGGGATCGGAATGTCTGTTGTTTTAATTTCGTTTTCTGTGGTCATTATTTAAATACCGGGTAATTAGAGTATATCGAGTTTACGTATCCAACTAGGTATGCTTGCAACTTATTGCTGAATTGTTGTCTTATAAAACAGTCAGAAGCTAAGCTCGTCTTAGATAGCAGATTTGCATTTACTATTCCAGAAGGTATATTAACCTTACGAGGTAATCCTGCTCCAGATCCCTCGGATTGTCCAAAAGTAGTTGCCATTGATTATTCTTTCAAAGAAGTTTTAATGAAATCAGTGATTTCTTCATAATCTAAAAATAAGCTTGCGCCAGGTTCTAATAGAGAATGGTTAGTTAAGACTTCATTAGTGTACGATGCTTGTGCACCGTTATAGTTGTTAGGAGTCATATCTATAAATTTTAGACCGAATTTGTCTTCGATGCTATTTTTACTTTCGATTTGTCTTCTTATTAGCCTAAGGTTACCTACTCCAGTAAAGTTGTCATTCTGTTCCCCTCCATGTGGAGAAGGGGTATGATGTATAGAACCGGTCATCCACTTACCGTCGGATCTATCAAGAGCTTTAGCTGAACCTTCTTCGAAATCATACATCATATTAGGGTATGCTGCACCGACACCTAAGACACCTCTATAGAATTGATCAGCTACTTTGGCTGCACGATCATTACCTATTAAGGTTTGGAATACATATTTAACATCACCCTTATTTGTATCGTAGGATTTATCCTCTGATAGGCCATAAGTGCTTCCTAAATCAGCTGCAGTATTTTTAGCTTGGTTAGCTAACTCGGCTGCAAACATTTTCTTATCTTTGGTAGTATCTGTTTTAACCCCTTCGTCTTTGACTTTATCAGGAGGATCATCTACGTCAGTCTCGTCTTCACTTACCGAACTACCTTCAGTCTTTAACTCATCACGATTTACATTGACCATTTTAAGGGCTGTCTGTAGCCAAGGATGGGTCGGGACCAAGAAGTAATTACTCAATTCGGTATAGGTAACAGCAGCGACAAAGCTGACGCTAGTCCCAATACTTCTTGAAGTAATAGAATGGGTTACGCTCCCACATAATGCATGAAAGCTAGGGTTGTTGGGACTTCTATCGATAATGTCCATAGGATATCCTGCTACAATGTAAGGGTTAAAAATACATTCGACACTCCCTGTCTTGCTCTTTACAACCTCTTTTGTAAAATCGTAATCTACAGATGCAAACAACATGCGCTCGAAAGCCATGATCTTGCTCTTGCTACGTGAATACGGATTCATCGAATCTTTATACTTTGTACGTTCAGGAATAGGTTTGTCCTGCCCCTCAGTAGGCTTATCGGAATATCCGTATCTATCAATCCATGCTAAACGTAGATCAGATAAATTCTTATCCTCTACTGTATCTTTCGTAGGATAGACTTCATCATCACCAGACGATCGTTTAGCACTACTACTCGAACTAAAGTAGCTCAACCAAGTTGGCATCATAAGTTTCTTGTGGTGTACTCCCTTACCTAACTCATACTTACCTGGAACGTTATAGGAGCTCGCTGTCGTGTCTAGAAGCGTTCCATATTCAGATCCATTACCACCGTTAAGCAATTGCTTACCGATGGCTACAGCCTCTCTAATGCTGTGTGGAGCACGGTAGTTAACGCCTAGACTTGTAGGGCTATTACTGGCAGCACTCAGCGCAGTATTCATAACCGTAATTCTAGTCGGGATAGTGTTCTCGGCCTGGTTCACTTGAATAGTGTGGAACATATTCGGAAGAATAACGTTGCAGATAGGTGCATAGTAAAAAGGTAACTGAGGCTTAACGATAGTCTCTACAGCCATTCTCTTTTGTGAACGCCAATTATCATCATCATCTATATCTTCTAATGAAGCAGGATCAACTGGGATCTCAGCAGGGCTTGCCAAGGTCAGCATATCGTACTCGATAGCATAGAAGAAATCTGTGAACAACTGATAGAAGTTCATCTGCTCGTTAGAGAATCCTAACTGAGAATTTAAAGTGTTCAAAACAAGCTGAGTGTGTGCTGCACTCATAATATCCATTCTGAAAGCAGGTGGCAACAGAGTGTCGTACTTGCTCATCTCAGGACGGTCATTGTCATTACAGTGTTTCTGTCTACTGTTATGAATCTGATTTTCTAATAAGAAATGTCCGCTCATTCTATCGAAGAAAGCAATACCTTCTTCTACTAGTGGCAAGTACATCTTTGAAAAGATAATATTCAGCTTTTGATTTGCAAAAACCTCTCTCTTTACTTGGTTCCACAGGTTCATAATAGCAGAGGGCATACCAATCATGCGCTTCTCGAAATCCTTGAATCGAGTATCTAGTTTTGTAGGATCTGCTTGAATAACATTCTTATTAGAAGGTGAAATAGTATCGGCCTCAGAAGTTCTCATCCCAGTAATACCTTGTAATGCAAGTGTCATACTCGCATAGGAATTAAAGTTGTGCATCTGAATAGTAGATTCCTGGGGATTACCATCAGTTTGGTTAGTCCCCTCAGTTGCATGACCAGCACCCCCACCACTCCATTCAAATGTAACTTGTTCCATTAAGGAATTTTTATGTTCACATTCAAATGCAATGGTCGCATACCCCCCTTGCTTTGAATAAGCATAGTTAGAAGCTACTATATGTCCCCAGAACAAAAGTCTGTCTCCACCGGTATTGTTATCGGTGTAGAAGATATGAACTTTTGGCTCATAAAAACGGGCAATGTCCATGAGTCCAGCTTGTGGGGGAATCTGGACTGTAGCTCTAGGTAATTGGCCAAGGGACTGGCTAATACTCATACTTTCGTATGGGACCTGAACCCCTTCTATATACAGCTTACACTCTTGATAGATCAAGTCTGTAGAATTGCTAGAAGCATCTGCAGGCATTGGGATCTTACTAAATTCAGTAGATCCTACTTTCGAATTCGAAGATTCGTTTTCATCTTCAGCCTGTATCTCTGTTTCGTTATCGGATAATGAGTCTTTAGTTGAGATAGTACTACTTAAAGCACCTTTAGCAGTGGTAGTAACCTTGTCTGCTATAGCATTATTGATCTGGGATACTGTGCTGGAAATCTTATTTGAGGATGCACTGAAAACCGAACTAGTAACACTATCCACAGCTCTACCAGCTGAGACTAACGAACTTGCACCTATGCTAGAGATATATGACCCTATACCTGGATTGAACGAGCTAATACTAGTGCTGAAAGAATCTACTCCACTGGCTAGAGATTCTCGTCCAACCTTTTGGATATCAAATAGACTGTTGCTTACTCCAGGCAGATTCGATGTTACATAAGTATCTACCTTAGACATTGCTATAGTAGACATGTTAGTGTACATAGCAGTATTACTAGAGTCTCCTTGGATAGCAGCGTCCCTCATACTAAGAATAGGAGAGTACAAGGTGGAATCAGTAATGTTTGAACCTGTTGCAGCAGTATTTGCAGCAGAAGTCACTCCTGCCATAACAGTTTCTAGGCTTGTCCCCGCCTCTGCGTAAGTCGTACTTGTAAATCTAGATAAAGGTTTACTTGCCGATAGTGCAGAAGTTACTGATTTACTAATTAAGGTGTTAAGAAGAGACATTGTAATAGATACTAAATATAGCCAACATGAAAAGAGCCTTTTCTAACGGATCTTTGATTGAGTCAATGTAATTCGTATATTCTGTAGGAATTTGTTTAAAACTCTTTATACGTTCACTGATCAATTGTAACCTATTTTCCAGTAATAAGGAAGATAAGAACAGGGGTCTCATAGGCAGCAGCTTATTAGGAATAGATTTCATCCCAAGTAAAGATCCTGAATAACTAGAGGCTAACCATCCTAAATAAACAGAGTTATCCGTCTTCATAAATCTAACTACGATATTTTTATCATCGGCAACGGTGGTTATCATTGTTAGAGTATTTTCTAAAATTCTATAATCAACCTCTTTTACTAGGAATACCCCATTACAGAATACATCATAACTAGTATATGTGTTGAAATCAGTTTGCAAGAAATAAGTTCTTGATGTGCTGATTATGTTAAGTACCTCTGCATTAACTAAATTTTTAGGCGTAATATTAACCCTAGCTGATATCGCAGGAACAGCCCTATTCGGGTAAGTTGCTTTATAACAGCGTCGGCACACCCCACCAGAACTAATACAAGTACTTGTACGTCGGGTTGCAATCGAATAAACTCCTGCAGAAAGAAGAGCTGTAACTCTATCTCTAGATATCACAGTCTCTGTAGCTAATTCAGTTAACCCTTCTGCATCGTAGTTTACCGTTTCAAATTTACCAAGTGTAGTATGGCAGTTATCTTCGACAACTAATACGTTAGGAGTAAAAACAGAAGTTGCAAAGTTAAAAATATCTTGTTCGGTTGTAGGAACGTATGTAAAAATATCCTCTAATAAAAGAGTGCCTGCGAATGTTCTCATAATCTAGCTCCTTTTTCTGGAGTATGTTTAGGTCCTGAATTCAATAGGAAAATTTTAGAATTACGAGTTCCATTACTATTAAGAGTTACAGGTCCACTGTTTCGTAGATAAGCAGTTGATGCCGGTAATCTTCCCGAATTTAATAGATCTCTCATGTGGCTCGTAATAGTTTGTGGAGCACTTGATATAACTCCAGCTGTTTTCTTTAACGTAGAAAGAGTGGCTTTTAAATCAGAGTCTAATCCTCGTACTTGATTAGTAGCTGTATGTAAGGAGTTGTTAATAAGGTTAACCACACCAACAGCTTGGTTACTTATATTTCTTACATCCCTGAGAATATCTCTAACTGGATTTGTAAATGAACCAATAACGTTATTAAGTAATCCCCCTGCTGATTTAATAAGTTTCGTCAGTGAACTTAACACCCCGTATACCGGAGAAAATAAACTAGCTCTCACTCCAGACAAGTTAGAAGTTACATTTGAGAATAAACTACTTACACCTACTGTTCCCCCTTTAGCTCCACCACCGGCCAAACTAGAGATAGCTGCAGTTCCTTTATCCAATAAACTAGATATGCCTGAACTGGTATCTTTACCCATAGACCCATCAATCATAGCCCCTGCATAATCTTTTAGAGTTGATGCAGGATTTTTAATAGTGTTTATCAATTTAGCAGCAGCACTTCTTTGACTTACAATTTCAGCCATGGTTTTAAATCCCTCAGCTTTAACAGGATTTATAGATAATCCTAATTCAGAAGGTTTTCCAGGAACCATTACAGCATTAGGGATAATCTGTTTAACCATCATAGTAAACTGAAAAGGAATATCGGTATCTCTTGCACTATTCTGACTATACCCCATATTACTAATAGAGCCGATGAAGCTCATATTAGGAGTGATGACCTTTATTAGTTCATAGTTTCTAGCTAGTTCTGTTCCACGAAAAACATTGGCGTACATTTCTACCCATTGGATAAACCAATTATTATCAGGTGAATCAATTAATAATCCTTGGAATTGGAAATGAATAGGCTGACGACCAAAATAATAAACGATTTCTGCATCGCCCATAACTTCTGTTACTTGGAGTTTTTCATCTAAGGATCCTTGAATATCTGTAAGAAGAAATTCTCCGTATTTTCCACGTATTGCATCTGCCAAAGGACCTTTAGTATCAGTGCCTAGACTGGTAGGCTTACTAAAACCTTCTCCCGTATGGGATGATACAATACCCTCTTTCTTACTACTTAACAGTTGTATGAACGTGTGTTGTCCCCTATCTCCTCCACCGGTTTGATAGTTGACGTTACGTGATCTGATTGTAAACAATCTCTCTGTTTGCTCAATAGTACTAGGAATCGCTTGAGGCTTTTCCCCTACTTTGGCTCTAACAGCTTGGGTTGCTTTTAATGGTAGTTCGTCTGGTAGAAACATTATTTAACTTCGAAATCTATAAGTTGTAATACTACGGATTCATTCATAACTTCACGTTGACCTTTTAATCCACCTAACTGCGGAGGAATATAGTCTATCCCTTGAGATTCATATCTGACTTTATCAATGCATCCTCTGACTTGATTCAGGTATATCTGGTAAGGTGTCATAGCTACTAACTTGGGGATTAGCTTCTCACCTGTTTGTAGTTTAATAATTCTAGCCATAATATATTATAAATTAACCTTTCGTGGTAACTTTTTGGTTGGGTGATGTTAAAGCTTTGCCTAGTGTACTATTTCTAAATTTTTCAGACATACTAAGTTCAGGACCTGTAGAATTTTTACTATCTTTATTTACAGCACCTGCAAACTTATCAACAGCCTTTTGGAAATCTCTTACTGCCTTAGTGTTATCAATCTGAGTAACTGCTTGACGCATACTAGTGAAGTCTAATCTTCCTTCTTTATTCAGTTGGAAGAGTTGTTTCTTCATTAGAGAATCCTGGCGAACTTCCGCCGACATTCCTAGGGCTTCTTCTGTAGAAATATCTTTGGCATGTTCCATTCCATTCTTATGCGCACCACCGTTGATTTCAAAAGCTTCTCTTAGAGCTGCATCACCGTTCTTGTAGTTTTTGACATTGAGACTATCCGCTACAGTAGCAAGACCATCTATACCAGTAGTTCTAGCTCTGATCGCAACTTTTTGAGCAGCTGCCAAAGCTTCTGCACCACCTTTGATTCCTCTACGGAAAGCGAATCGTTTCAAGGCATCGTTCTTCCCCATTAGTTCATCAGCGTTTCCTACATTCAAGTTCTTATCAGTAGCAAGCCCAATAGCGTTACCGATATCTTGTAAGGTTTCAAACTTGTCTGGTACTTGTAGTCCACTGGTTCCTTCTAGTTCTTTACTAAAAAGGCCAGATCCTGAAGTGTCTATCTCTGTTTTAAAAGAGGACTTACTAACACTAGACAAGGATTTATCTAACTCTATAAACTTATCTGCGTCTTTGTAGTCTGAGGTATAGTCATTCTTAAAACCACTCTTTAGATGCCCAGAGTTAATCAGGTTATATAATTTTTTACGTCTCCCCGCAACAGAGCTATCTCCTAAGTAATCCAATGCCAGACCAGCTCCTTGACCCCCACCATCAACTAAGTTATTAATATCATTAGCCACGGTCTTATGAGTACCTGATAGCTTACCAGCCCTACTCATATCAAATTTAGAAGTGTTAGCAACTTTGTTAGTGCCCATTAAATCATCAATGGTTTCACTAGGGTTACTAATACTGGCTCCAAACCATGCCCAATCAGTTGCATTCTGAACAGAGTCTCCCATTCCACCGACCATGTTAGTCATAGGATCAACCAACATGCGCTTAGATCCATTGATGAATGACCTACCCATCTTACGAGCGCCGTAGATAGCTCCACCTACTGCTCCCCCGTAGGTTCCAGTATCAGAAATGTATTGGCGAATACGTTCGCTGCTATTAGCATCCATACCTCTACGGTTAGCTGCATATACTTCGGAGTCAGTCTCAGACATACGTTGATTCATGAAAGCCTGAATCTGGTCTTCATTCATACCCATTTGAGACATGAATGGGACAGCTCTCTCTGCGCTAAGTTTACCGTTCTTGTCCAGCAACCATTTAGGTGCACGGCTCATGATCTGATCTTCAACAGCCAAACTTCCACGTTGCTCCATCTGTTTACCAGCCATTTGACGACCGTATAAAGTCATAGCACCATAGACCCCGAGAGGATCTTGAGCCATTGCCGATCCAAATCCTTGTACAACATCAACAGCACTCTGGTTTTGACCATAACCAGCTCTTGTTCCACCTTTGCCACCAAGGAAACTATTGTACATAGCCATCTTGTTGTATAAGGTTTGACTAGAATTAATTTGACCGGTCAGGGAAGCTTGGGTTGCACCATCGAGGCCACCCATTCTAGCCATCTGTTCTGTGCTGATGAGTCCCATGCGTTGAGCAGCCGAGAACGAGCTATAAGAGGCTCCAGCAGCCAACTGACCGAGATATGGGGTCATACCATTAGCTTGGTATAAATATTGCCCCTGAGCCCCTGCGTTGTTCATCATACGCTGTACTGAGGTACCTGCCATAGATGCGTAACGTCCGATGTTACCCATCGTAGCTGAAGCTGTGCTGAATGAGCCTCCTATAGTAGAAGCACCAGATAACTGAAGCTTAGCAAGCTGCTCAATAGCATCCTTAATCTCTGGCATGTTAGCAATGCCCATGATAAGTTTTACTTGCTTCATGTTCTCTTTGATACGCTCACTTATCTGAGATCCTTTTGCATTATCAAGCAATCCAGTTCTACTGATCATATCAGCACCCTGACGATACTCGTCAGTACCAAAGCTCATATCATGAATACCTGCACTAGTGATGCTTTGAGCCATCCTAGTGCTTTCACCGAAGCCAAGTCCTTTACCAGTAACAGAGTTTCCTCCCATATCCCCAAAGGTAATTCCACCGAAGTTATCTCTCAAACTTCTAGCTGATCCCATTGTGTTGATATAAGGATTGAACAAAGCTCTTTCAGCGCCTTCCATCACTGCTAAACCAGCGGCAAGAGGTAATGCAACACCAGCAGCTGCACCAAAGGCTCCAGCCATAACTCCCCTGGCAGCTAAGTTAAAGCCTCCACCTACCCCTATGCCCCGTACGGCGCTGAGTGCACCTTTGAATCCATTAGCAGCGTATGCTCCTTTTACTGCACCGTAAGTTCCTCGAATTCCCATAGAAGAATTAGCACCGAAAGCTCCGGCGAAACCTCCACCAAGCCCAGAGCCGAATCTTGCTCCAGTTTTCCATCCTAACCCTGCTGCCTTTAATGCTTTATTAGCCATACCGAAAGCCATGATTGGAGCAGCAATACGTTGTGCTCCCCACATTGCAGCATCGAATGGACGTTGGCTAACATCGTTGATGGCTGGCTGTTGATGCATAATGGGATTACCCCAGTTCACATCATCACTGAAGGGACTCAGTTTCCCTAATCCACCAAAGAATCCTGGATGACCAAAATTATTCGCTCCATTAGCTCCACCATACTGAGGTCTATACGGTGCCATGTAACTTGGGCTAAGTAGGGACGGATCAATGCCCCAACCTGAACCTTGGTTGGCAGGATTCATTGGATTACCAAATGAATTACCGAACGTGTCTGCTTGAGACGAATAGATATCGTCTACAGGGTTATTTGAAATTAAAGGATTGCCGAACATGATTTGGTCTCTGGGTTAACTAGGAGTATTTTAGAGCAACTATCGCCACATATCTGGCCAAGACCTATTACCTTTTTTGATGTTGTCTAGAAGAGGTAAAACTTGTAGATTTGTATGACAATGTAGACCACATACGGTTTTTCCATTGAGAGGTACTATATGATCTACCGAGTGTTTTACACCAGTCACTTTTGTTAATTCATCTGCTTGTTCATAGAATGATCTTATTAAAGAATCAGATGTCCAAATAGGTAGTGCTCCTACTCGTACACGTCTTTTCTTATTTGAGATATTTTTATTAATTCGGTATCTATCCCTGTGAGATATATTCCAATTATGAGAATATAGTACTTTATATTCTTTATTTCTTTGGTACCAACTCTTTTCTATCTCACTAACTTTTTCTGGATTTTCTTTTCTATATTTTGCATTTTTAATTTTCACGCAGGCTTTACAGAGTGGTCTAACCCCATCTCCTCTAGAGGGATCTTTACCAAAATCAACTAGAGGTTTTGTGTCTTTGCAGTTATAACATTTTTTCATAATAAAAAAGGCTAGTTGCCTAGCCTTTCTTTTGCTTATTGTTTTCAATGCCCAGTAAGGAATCAAATCCTGTAACAACGAGACTACCTTTATCGTTGTATAGAGTTGGTTTAAGTTTCTGAACAACACCTTGATAATACTCAAGCATATTCAACTCTTTCTCTTTTTCTGGAGCCAGTTCTATACCGTATTCTAATGCTAGGTATCTATTCCAAAGATTCTTGATCTTCGATTCCCATGCATTGGCAGACTGTGTACTTCCGAAATCTACTGAGTTTGCTACAAGTAACGCAAGTAGTTGTGTCTTCTTAGTTTCCTTCTCACTCTCACGAGTCACGTACATTCTCATGACTCGATCTTGTAGTGACCCGTATTTAGGAAGCTTTACACCCGAAGTATGAAGCCTCATTCTTTGTAATTGGGCTGGGCGTTTTAGAAATTTTCTTCGCCGTCTTTACACGCTGCATAAACTTTTCTATCAAACTTGCTCAAGGCATTGACAATAGCACCGATGATCGGAGAGGGAAGTCGATTGATAAACTTTTCACGATCTTCACGTTTGCTAGTAGACATATCCTTGCCCTGGTATCCAGTCAAAGCATAGTATACGTTTAACAGTGCTCGTTTTTCATTGAGCGTTGAAATTAGATTTGCACCAGTAGAATCAAGTTTACGAGTAATTTCTTCGCTTTCTTCTGCGGTTCTCGTTTTTAGAGTTACGTGTAATTTACCTTTAATCGTTACCTGTTCTGAGTATTCTCCTGAGAAAATAATCTCATCAAAAATTTTTGCAAGCTCTGCTTCAGTGAACTGTGGCTTTTCTGGCTGATCATTTTCGGTATCTCCAGATTCAGATGTGGCCACATCTTTCTTAGGCATTCCCTTAGTTTCTACTTCGTTTGGTAATTCAAAATCGTTTGACATACTTTTCCTTAATTAAGTTTGTATAGTGTACTATTGATACATAGATAAGTCAAATGCTGCTTCTCTACTAGGAGTATCATCTACAGTAGTAAATTCACCTCTTATAACCATTGCAGCAATATTACCAAATACTACTGAATGTAACCAATCGTCTGTTAAGTCTTCATCTTTACGATATAGACGTTTACCTGACAAGGATTCTTCTTCAAATACATTCAATGCATCACTCCAGTACGGTTCCATAAGATTCCAGCATGGAGTTTCAAATCTAGTAGGACCCATCTTTGCTTTAACAACGACGGTATCTATATTCATAGTTCTATCAGCTGCGTAGTAACCACCTATCTTGTCCCATCTTAATGCATTTTTGGCGGATACATAGTTAACCATAGCAACTTTATCTTCGCCCAAGTGTTGCTTCATCATTTGACCTTGAAGTACACCAACACCTCTATCTGAGCCTACCATACTACATTTATATTTGAAGTATAGTTGTTCAACTCTGGCTACCTGTTCTAGAATATCAACCCCATCAATACGTTGTGTATACAATAAGTAGCATCTTCCGTTATAGTCATACCCTAATACACTAATAACGGTATAACTCTTAGTAGATCCACTTACGCTCCAATCTACTCCAACGGTAGTCATACAAATCTTACGATCATCGTGCGGGAACCCTTCATCGAATGACATCTTATTAGCATTACAACAAGCCATAACTTCTCTTAGAGATAGAATACGACCACCAACACCTGAAGGAACTCCAAAGACCTCATTAGCAATTTTCTGTGCAGAGTATGTCTTTGATTTATCTACTAGTTCTTTCCACTTCTTCGGCTTATTACGAGCAGGGAAGATAACTTGTGGTAGATGGAATGATAGATGATCTTTTTCGTTAGGTCGTGCAGCAATCCATTTACCAGTCTTCATATCTAAGAGTCCACCACAATAAACACACCCTGGGCCATCAGGATTAGAGTGCAAGATCTTAGAACATGTTTCAAAATCGATTGGGATAGTATGTTTACCACAGTGAGGACATTTAACTACCCACTCTAACATGTTCCCACGTTTGAATAACACTGTAAGAGAATTGTTCTCAGTCTTAGCAGTTCCAGTATGACGAGAGAAAGCAAACTCAGATGCACCCATAGTTTCAGAAAGAATAGGTAGTGCTTCTAAGCTGATATCTTGTGCCTCGTCATATAAGTTCATATCAGATGCAACACCTCGAATACGGTCAGCATCTTGTTCTGTTTGAGCGTATCCAAGAATGATACGTGAACCGTTATTCAGAGTCTTTTCAAATACGTTCTTCTTATCAGTAGGATCAACGTAATACTTTTTAATGATAGGTGATTCGAAGAATGTTCCTAGATACGCAGAACTGAATCGTGAAGTCTGTTGTGCTAAGGGGCTTATGAACAAACTAACGAAGTGAGGTCGTAATACTGAGTTAACAGTAAGCATTGCACTAAGCGAAACTGATTTACCAATCTGACGCCCTGCCATAAGCGTTAGCTTAGAGGGGTTAATGTCGTAGATCAGCTGAAACGGTTTATAGTCTTCCAAGTTGAGAGGTTTACCCTTCAACTGAAGAATCGCTGTTGCCAATTTACTTGGCAAGATCTTTACCATATTTTCTTTATCCATACCGTAAGTTTAGCACGTTTCTTTTGGTATAAGTATATTGTAATCAACTAAAGGAGATTATCATGGAAAGTTCAGTAAAGGAAATTTCATGGTTTCAAATAATACTGTTATGTATTGGTGTTTGTCTCGTATGGATTTTCTTATGGCCATATCCTATTCTATCTAGTTTGAAACCTAAAGCTGAAAGGATAAGTGTATTTAAAGAGAGATTGTATAAAATTTTAATAATTATTTCTATGACATCAATGATATACTTTGTCATTGGTAAAACTGTCTGGAAATTAATTTATTAAAGTGTTATTTAAAGCTCAAGTTTATTATGGGCTTTTTTAGATTAATAAAATTCAATATTTTAAGTATCCTTGGTATAATAAATTTGTAAGGAAGTATTAATAGCCGAATATAACCCTACATTTTTAGTTAACGTTAAATAAATATAAATAGAGAGCATTAGAATATGACTACCAATATCGTCCGCACTGAACTGATCGTAACCACCAACGACACTGACTACCAGATTCCAGGTGATTGGACTCCAGCACAACTGGTGACCAACTACTCGGCTTCGATCTCGGGTCTGGCTAACATGGTTCATGAGTCCCGTGTAGAATACCGTGAAGGTCTGGGCAACGTGCGCGTTGTTACCTTCAAGCCAAAGACTGGCACCAAGGGTTTTCGCCCTCTGAAAGGCGCTGGTGCTAAGAGCGTTACCCGTCGTCACAAGTAATTAATAAACTAAGCGTAATAGCTTAGAAAGAGGGCAGGTTAAACATTTGTTTAGCTTGCCCGTTTTTTTTAGTTCTATCAAGGTGGTTTTATGCAATCAAATAGAATCGTCAATGCCAGTAAGATTGTTTCCTATGTTGTTCAGACATTGAAGACAAATGTTACGAAACGATTGTTGGATTTCTGCAAGAATCGGGTAATCGAAACTGGATTGACCACAAAAGGTCTTAGTACCGAATTCGTTATTAGTCAAGACCATAGAGAGACGGTAAAGACTATTAGCAAACTTAAAACTCTGATCTATAAATACCTTATTAAACGAATTCCGTATCTATCGTTTACTCAAGGTGAATTCTTACAGATAACTGATCGGGATAAGTTTACTGTAAATATCCAAAACTCTGAAATGACGAGTGACTTTGATTTCATAGATTGGGATTTAATCAATGGTAAGATAAAACCATCTAACTATGATCTCACTGGGATAGCAGAGAGGGTATTAAGATTGTGTGCTAAAGAGCATCCAATTAATAAACCTATTATACGATACGTTAGATATTTGAATTATATCTTTCGGAAGTATTGTATTCCAGTATGCGCTACTGCAAATTTTCAGATAAAGTTTAATGAAGATGTAGTATATAAACTACATAATAAAAAGGCTTCTGAAAAGAAGGTAGCAGTAATCCCTTTCAAGATTCATGCAACCATTAACTTCCAGTTTGTAAAATGGGGATCACATGACGAATCACGTCATACTGATATCAGAAATGGAATTATGCAAGAATCTAATTTCTATAGTAATGCAAGTGATTGGAATATCCACGCCTATGGGTATTCTACATCGAATGCTCAAGGTAGTAATCTGTATAGATATTCTATAGAGAAATTCTTTATGCATATCGATAAGGCAATCACTATTGCTACAACCCTATCTCGAAAAGTTAATTATGAAGTTACAGCGTATCATTTCAGAAGTTCAGAAGATTCCTGATCAACTGAGAGATTTAAAAGAGCTATTTATCAAAACCGAAAAAATTAAAGTTGTCAAAACTCCTGAGGATATTGACGAACTTAATAAGATGTTGGAACAAGATTTTCGTATTGCAACAAACCAACGGTTTGATAAAATTAGCTTAACTGGTGTTGAAGCTCGCTTCAGAGTTTCTCCTACTTTTTACGACTCCTCTTCTTCTGATGATTTTATCTAATGGATATCTTATCTAATGCTGCTCATGTAGAGCATCCAAATTTACCACCTACATTAGGTGAAGCAATATCACAAGTCAATGTTGAAGATGAGTTCAAAGCATTGATGGACGGTGTTGAAAATAATCCTCTCTATATGAAGGAAAGTGTCTTTGTACCTGTAGTATTACGAGAAGACTTCGTAGAAGTTGACTTGGGTAACAACTTAAAGAAGAATATCTCTTATGCAGATTTCAGAAGCATCATTGGCAAGATTATCAATGATACTAGTGAAGTGGCTGTTAGTGGTATTCTGCCTCCTTCCAATCTCATCTTTTTTTCTCATAACAATAAACAAATCAAGCTTACTTGTTATTATCCTACGGCTATCCGTCCTCTGAAGTACTTGACTTCTAAGTTTGAAATCGTAGCACCTAACATGATCATCAGCCATGTTCTCGAAAAAGATGGCAAAGATTGGTTAGTAAAAAGCACGAAGTTCTTCTGTACGGATCAGCCTATTCGGAAACTGAAAACTACGTTCATTGACGCTGTTGATCATCATGCACGTATATTCTTGAGCCCATTTAGTAATACATATGCAGAAGGGCGTATGTGCTATGGTGGAAATCAGATGCCTGTCAGGTATAAAGATGATAACCTGAGAGGTTTGGATTACTACTATAAGTTCCTATGGGATAGCCCTTTCAACGATGACTTAGGGATTCCTGCACTTCGTAGGAATCAATACGATGGTGCCAGAGCTTGGTACGATCTACTTTCTAATAATCGTAAAGAGAAGAAGGCATTTCCGTATGACAAGGTTAATGGGTGGACTGAACATCCAGATGGCATTGCTCCAGAAGTACCAATCTAATAACTCGGTAGTCTATTAGAGTACCATTCGGCAGTGAGACAACTGACTGCCTTTTATTTCAATTGAAAGTTACAAATGCAAATTACTGAACTCGCCCCGTTTATCAGCTGTGTATGTGGTCCTAACGAATTTCAAGAAGCTTTGAATAAGGGTTACAAAGAGATCTATATCGTTTCAAACAAGGGTACCATTTTGAAGCATCATCAACTGCGTGGCGAAAATCGTTTCGTTCGTGTTAAGGTTGATAAGATTCCAGGGTTTACTATCCCTCAAACTGAAGTGGAAATCAAAGAGAGTATGAACTTCCTGCCAGCAGGTAAGATTCCTTTCAGCCTCTACGAACAGATCGAAGCATTCTTCCGTAAGGTTATTCAAGTGCGTGGTACTGCATTGGAAGCAATGATCTTTATCTTGTGGAACAAGGATCAAGGCTACCACTTGTTCGTTCCTGAGCAGCGTGTTGGTGCAGCTTCTGTGAGTTTCGATCCCAGTACTATCCCAGGTGGTTCCACTGTGGTTGTGAACGTTCACTCACACGGTCACATGAATTCGTTCTTCTCCGGTACCGATGATAACAACGATAAAGATCTCGTTCAGTTCTCGGGCGTATTCGGTAACTTCCAGACTGCAGTTCCGACCACCATCTGGCGCTTCAACTACTACCTGACTAAGTTCAAGTGTGAAACAAAAGATATCTTTGAGACTCCAGTCAAGGAAGGGATCGAAGTTCCTCAAGAATGGATGGATCAAGTTACTCAACCTACCTTCAGCCAGAACAAGGGAGGTCACAGTAACCTGGGAAACGTGGGAAGAAACACGGCAGAGCACCTCAAACCCTGGCAGTTTCAAAAGGGGATGAATCGTCAGGGTCAGCAGATTCAAGCGGGTCAGCCCGTCCTGTTTCCAACCGTAAGCAGCGTAGAGAAGAGAAACGCTCAAGAAGATCTTCTGGGCGGTAAAGATACTCCTTTCATTGGTTTTGAACCAGATGAATCTTCGTTCAGTGCTGACGTTAGCCCTTCTACTCCTCATCCAAATTTCACCCCTCCTAAGATGCCTGGCATCGTTTGGAAATGGGATAATGAAAAGGGTCAGTATCGTAACGTAGCAGGTACTGAAGAAGAGAACGATCCTGAAGCAATTCACTTCGATGGTACTCCTTCCGTGGAAGATGAAATTAACGATGCAGCAACAGCAGCTTTCATGGCCGCTATCAACAGTAGCGATGAGGCATTTGCGCATCTGAGAGAAGTTGATGCTGAGGAGGCTGACTCGGGTCAACTGGGAAAGCCTCACGGAATAACTCCGGAAGGAGTGGAGCTAAAGTCATTGAGCTTGCCCAACGAATCAGGGAACTTAGAAGCTCCAGGTGATCACATTGAAGGTTGGAGTGAGGATATTGCTATCCAGTATGAAGCAATCAATTCACGCTATGGCGTAGACGTTGCTGATGCTTGGTGGGGTATTGATTCGGAAATGCACAACCTTCATGAGCATCCGTTGCTTCTTACGAGTCTCATGGGGGATATGTACAATCTCCTCAGTGATGATGACAAGTTCAACTTCTTTACGGATATGATCTCTAATCTTCCTGAGAAGTATCTTCAGCAGATTCAAGCGAACGGTCTCTAATCTCGTAAATCGTGGTATAAGGAGGGGTAGCAATACCCTTCCTGTTTCAAGGAAATTGTTATGTTTAATGCTATTGTTATCTGGTTCCTCAAGTCTGTTCTCAAAGAACGTGTAGTAATGGTTGTTTACGAGGGCGGATCCCAGAAGATTAGACCGGTTGTTTCAACAGAAGGCGGCAAAGTTTACGTTCGTAGTGAAGGTAACAAAGTCGGGTTTCTAGATCAACCAAAAAACAAGGCCGGTGAATTCCGCAAGGGCATCAGCGACGATAAACTTATTAGATGGTTCGATGTATGAGCGATAAGCTATTTTTAAAAGATATACCTCCAGGTACTGTCATAAAAAGGGCAGATAGTGCAAATCATGCTATTTACTATATGTGTGTTGCTCCTCATGTATCTTTCCTAAAGAATACTGATGAAGACACAATGCATAGACCTATGAGATTAGATACCTTCGAAGTCTTAGGGTCTAAGGCATGGTTGCAGGTACCTTTCGAAAAAGTGGATGCGAAGATAACCATCATCGACCCAACCCATAAACCTCCAAAGTTATATAATGTTTAGATATACACCTCAAACTATTCCCACCAATATCTTTGTGATTGGTGGAGGCGGTACTGGCTCCCGACTGATGCCAATGCTGGTTCAGTTCATTCGCTCTATCACTCGTGGTAAGAGTCCTATGGGCTGGCTGGAAAATCCAACCATCTGGGTAGTGGATGATGACACTGTTGAATTGAAGAATTTGCTTCGTCAGAACTTCATCGACAAAGATGTTAATAAGCCAAAAGCTCAAGTGCTGGCTGAAAGGTATGGCCGTGCATACGACGTAGATGTGGTCCCTATCATCAAGCGCGTTGAAAGTTCGAATAGTGATTTTCGTACAGCTGTTCAGGAAGTTCTTTCAGCAAGACAACTGGCAGGACAGCAAGCGCCTAATCTTGCAGCAGTATTGAACAGTTCCATTGTTATCAGCTGTGTAGATTCCGCTGCAGCTCGTCGTAACATTCTGAATAACTTCATCGTGACCTCAATTAGTCATACTAATCAAGGATGTTTCTTTATCGATGCTGGTAACGAAGACTCTTTCGGTCAGGTTAACTTCTTTACACCGACAGTTGTTTCTGAAGGGGACGTTTATAATGGTCTTCCTGAGAACCAAAAAGTCCCAAAGATGGTCGGATCTATTTGTGATATTAACTTCCTCCCAATGGACGTTAAATATTATCGAGATCTGGTAGACACTGTTAGTACTGCGTCATGTGCTGATCTAAATCAGACCCTGGCTATTAATGCTATTATGGCTACTACCATTATGGGTATTGTTCAGAACTACTACTACCGTAAGCCTTTTCAGTATAACTGTGTACGTTTCAGTCTTGATGGTGCTAATGCGACAGAGTACTGCACCTTTAATAGCCTTAAACGTAATGCACTTGAATACAATGCTGTTACCAGTTTTATGTATGGCTCGGTGAAGGTAAAAGAGAAGAATAACTTAAACACTACCTTGACATTCGGTAGACAGCTTCAGTATGTAGATCTTTATGCTGGGGTAGCTGTTAAGTTACTTCAGAAGATTGGATCAGATAAAGTTGAAGCTGAACGCTTGGCTAAGGAAGAAGAAGATCGTCTTAAAGCTGAGGAAGCCCTAACTAAGAAAGCAATGGCATCCGAGGCCAGTATTGCGAGGCTTAAGTCTAAGCGTAAGGATATGAACCGTAGTACTGAGTTGAAGGTACTGGTAGAGGAGGAAGGTGTACCAGTCGGTACTACTGTGGAGGTGATGACAGCTAACCCTGTGCCACTGCCACCATCAGTAGAGGCATCAACTGCAGCTTCACGTAACTCACGTAGGCGCAATCCAAATGTCACTACAGGTCTTCCTCCAGTGGAAGTTCCACAAACTTGGATTCAACCAGTAGATGTAGACTCCGAAGCTATGAATCGAGCAATCGAATCTGTAACAGCTTTGCGTAATCGTTAAAAAGAAAAGCCGGAAAACATCCCGGCTTTTTTTAGATTAATCAACTTGATCGTTCTCGTGAGGCTAGTTCTAACGTTTCAGTAACATTGAAGGTTGCCATAATAGTACCGTCTTGTCGAGTCATTACTAAGGTATTTGCATTCTTATCCCATACCCAACTACCTAAAGCTTCATCTTCGAGGTTCTTAAGAATAGACTGGGTAGTTCTTTGTACTGCTTCTACTCTAGCAACAATTTTGTTATCTAGGAAGATTCCATAGTTACCTGATGCTGAAGGTGTAAAGGTTAATACATAGTATCCGGGAGATACTTCCAATAAAGTTAAGGATGGGGAGAGAACTGTAACGTTCCCATTCATAACTACTGCAGAAGCTGCGTTAGCGATACCGACAGTACCTGCAAAATATAATTTAGTGGCAGTTCCTACTGCCGTTTCGATGTTCATTGTCATAGGTTATCCATTGCTTGAATATATGTTTCGATAGCTTTCTTTTTAGCCATAGTATCTGCTTCAGTCTGACCTTTTTCTAAACACGTTTTAGGTACAAATCCAAAAGGCTCTACTGGCTCTGAATATCCTTCTTCTTTTAACAGGTATCCAATAACATCAGAAACCATGCTATCAGGAGCAGGTGAATGATATCTATCCCCCAGTAATTTTTTAACTTCAGCAAGAGCATAAGCAAGTTCCAAACTAGTAGGCATAGGAAGCCTGTCGAAGTCAGCTATCTGATTGTTCATAACCACAACTGCATGCAAGAAGAATGTAGCATTGGTGAAGAACAGTTCAGGGTCTTTCTCAATGAGCTGCAAAATATGAATCTTATCTCTCGTCAGCTCATCGAAGGACATTTTTAGCTCATCAGAAATAGTCTCTAGTTCCCAGCCATGCCATGTACCTTTCGTAAAAATACGATCAAGACTATTTCTAATATGAGTTAGGGAAGCTAACCCTAGAGATGATTCATTTGGTTTAGACATTTTTAGTTAACGAAACAAGCACATGTTGTAAATCTAAGGGTAAGGTCTCTGCTACAACTTTAAAGTTCTCTGGTCCACCGTTCATCTCATCTGCCACATCCTTACCGATGTACTGGGCAATTCGAGTATGACCAACACGTTCGATATTCTCATAAGGAATGTCTTTGCCTGCCAGTTTCACCATCAGCATGCTTTTGAATGCAGCTTCTTTAGTGATGAATACTTCCTTATAGAAGTCAAAGCCTTTGAGTTGAAGTTTATTATTCTTATCAAAAGTGTCAACAAGATTAGCCACCTTCACAAGATTCTCTGCTTCTCTCAGTCTAGTATCATTTTGACTATCTACAAGAACCTTTGCCACTTTAACAAAGTTAATGTCTTTAGTTGCATCGTAACGAACAGTTAGAGCTTTCAGTGCTGCTTCTTTGTTTAGGTATCCATTGCCTGAATAACAAATTACATCATCACTTGGAGTAAGACCTAAGTCTTTAGCTTCTTTGTAGAGTTGAGTTGCAACTTCTACACGAGGTTTGACTTCAGTACAGTCTTGAAGAAACGAGGCTTGCTTGGCAAGGTATCCATCCATCTTATTGATAGAAGATTCTACAGTGGCTGCATGTGCAGCTTTAACCATTTTGTTAGATAGGTTTTTGACATCTTCGTCAAGACCATAGATGTGAACTGCTTTAGCAATCTTTTCTAAAGTAGTGAACTCAACTGGATGATACGCAATCTTCTCAAAGTACTTTACTTGAAGGGCTGTAGCTAAGGTAGAGTCTTTAGAGTCCAAAGGAAACTCTTGGTCTACGTTTGCTTGTTTAATCATAGGAACTACTTCAGGCACTAGTTCAATGATGTTTTTTAAGGTATAGGCTAGGATGGTCATGGGTTATTATTAGTTAGCTTTGTTATACTTATCATATAATTTTTTGTAATGTTCTTTTACATCTAAGTTCTCTTGAGGAACATTAGCTCCTGCAGCTTCAAATGAGTTATGTGCAGAGTTATAAGGAGCAGTTACAACAGTGTCTATCTCACGTTTAGAAACGTAGTCGTGAGCTTTTTCTAAAAGATTTAATCTAGTTATTGGTTTAGGTCTCATTGTATTCAAAGAGATCATACGAATAGCATTTTCGTCAGTAGGATTTTTTGCTAACTTAAGAGCTTCTGCGTGTAAGTCTCGTCTAGACTTTAAACCACTGGCAGTACGAAGAGCGGAACCAACTGCACCTAGTCCTGCACCAAGTAGTGCAATTTTTCCAGCTGGTTTAAAAATAGTTCCTAAAGAGGTATTAGGTAGATATCTTACCACTGAGCCTGAGCCCATAAACGCACCAAAACCACCTACACCAGCTCCGATAGCAGCATCCTTTAATACGTTCTTAATGTCATGTTTTGTGATATTAACATTAGCGTCTCTTGCAAGTTCGTCAGCATACTTCTTTATCATTTCAATTCGTGCTGGCAAAGGTAGACTTGCGAATACTGGGTCGCCAACGACTGCAGTAACGTCAATACCTTGCTCACGGTAAAGTCCTATAAGACTTTTGATAACTTGTTCTTCCACTTTAATTCCTAATTAAACAACAATACCCTTATTTTAACCATAGTAAATTATTGGTCAGAAATTATAGAATTCATAATAGAAACTATATCTTCAGTTACCAAAGGGGTAGTAGCTGGGTTGATCGTAAAATGCGTTTTTATGAGTCCTGGTAATTTTGAGCTATGTTCTGGAAGGTACTTGTTCTCCATGAAGAGAAATTCCCATTTGCCAGATACTGCGTAACAACTTATCGCAAGTATGTCAAACTCACCTTTAACGAGTGCCGTACCAGTAACACTACCAACACCATCCACTTCAATGGTCCTTTTATCCGTCGCTTTGACTTGAACCTTACCCTGCCAGGTATCATTAAGTATATCTTCTCTTATGCTATTTGTTGCTATGCTTTTTACTTCTATTGTTAGTGTCTTGCCGTTGTATACAACTCTGAAATCACCCTTCTCTTTACACTGATCAGGAATCTTTACAACACTAGTTACTCCAGGTATTTGTAGGAGCTGCTTCTTCAGTGCGACCTCTGCTAAGTAGCCTTGGAGGTATCCACGGAGGCTTGAGTTCTCAGAGATTACTTGTTCGAGTTCTTCTTGGGTAAAGTCGGAAAGGATTGACATCTGATGTGGAGTTGTTTTTATTATTGCATTTAGCATATCAGATGTCTTGACTATGGTCAACCTTTAGCCTTACGAGGAGTGTGGTCGAAGTAAACGCTACGAACTCCAGACCCTCTGAATTTATTAGCTGAAACAACTCTATGATCAGGGGATACTATACGTTCCATAAACTTGTTATTACCTTCTAAATGATGACGAAACATAGCATTTGTATCAGCCTTCAAAAAGCTCTTAGGGTTATAAACTGCCATATCGTATGTTTTAGAAATCGTATCTTGAGCTTTATTATACTTTTCAGTTAGTTCTGGTGTAGGCGAGTTAGATTTTAAGTATTTACTTTCATCTAGTCTAGCATTCTGATGGCGTTTGACAACAACTGGAATACGTTTTATTACAGCTTGATTAGGATACTTCTGTAAAAGATTCTTACCAGAAGGTTCTACTACCCTGTTTGGAGGATTAGATCCTGAAGTACCTGGATGGGTATGTAAATTATCATTAACTGAAGATCCTGCTCTACGTAGTTTATGTTCTTGACCTTTAATAACATTGGACTCTATTCTGCCAGAATCATTTACTCTAGTACTAAATTCAAAACCTTTAGATCCTCCATGTTTATCGCTTATACTCTTTAACTTGTTTATAGTATTATGATTTACATCTCCTAACTTAGCTCGACCTTCTTGAAGAGCTTTACCAGTTAACGCATCCCCTCTTCCAGACCGAAGATTACGCACAGCGTATTTCCATGTACTCGTGTGGTCAGGTATAACTCCTACGGCCTTAGCCATCTGTCTGGCCTTAAGCGCGTTGAGGGCTACTTTTTCTAAGTATTTGTTGTCGTTCATAATTTACTCTTGTCAATTCCTGGAGCTATACCCCAGTTCAGTAGTGCTTGTCTGCGTCTAGGTTGTACACTCAAGTCTGATAGTGTAGGATCAGCTTTAGTTAACTGTGCCAAATGTCGTGCTTTGAAGCTAATCCAACGTTTGATCTGACGCTCATCATCTGGAGTTCTTTTTCCAGCAGAGTATCCTTGGTACCAATCAAACCACCCCATAGGAGCTGTTTTAGGATCTATCCATTTCTTTGGCCATTCACTCATACTAGCGTCCACATGGAAGTAGTTAGCTTCTCCAGGGTCTTTATGAAAGTATTGCTTGGCTAATACTCCTAGCTGTCGCATCTCTGAAGGTGATAGGTCTGGCTGGAAACGGTCTTCCAACTCACTGGCAACTTTGTCTAAGAATCGATTAGAGCCCTTCAGAGACGTTAGAACCTTCTCACGCTGGGTAGCTATGGACCTAGCTGATTTAACGTCCTGTAGGGCCTCTGAGAGGCTTCTCCATCGATACTTACGGCTGTCCCCATCATCACCAAGCTTAGATTTATCCATTTGGTCATAATCAGCCACATACCATCTAGTCTCACTACCACGAAACTTCAGGTGACGGTCATCCTTCTTACCGAGCCCACCTTGTTCTTTGAAGGTGATATTTGTCTTCTTCAGGTTCTTTACCTTGATGCCTACTTCTTCGAGACACTCGTTCTCAGCAGCTTCTGACTCGGTCTGATCATCTACGCCACCTCCAGGGAAGGCGTACCACTGATCACCAGTGTCAGGATTCTTACACTTCATGATTAGAACCTTGTCGTCTTTTCTAATGACAACTTCGACTCTAGCACGGTAGGGAAGCTTTTCAGCAATCTTTGTTAGGTATGTGTTCATAAAGAGTATTTTACCATGGAGAAGTGTCCAGAAAAAAACTGGACATCAAACGGACATTTCGGGGTTTGTCCAGTTTCTGTTTTAGGTATATTTATTGACGATGTAGAAATCAGTGTCCAAAAGCTAAAAAAACTGGACACCAAATTGGACGCACTTTTCTCCTGTGTCTATTGGGTGTTAGGTACCAAAACTGTCCAAATGTCCAGAAATATTTCCCAATAGGGTACCCCACGAGAAAAAATAAAAAATTTTCAAAGAAAACTTCTACGTCTCAAAAACCTGGGCAATTACCCTATATTATATATTTATAACTAATAACTATTAATATTATATAGAGGGGATTTCGGCAAACTGACATTTTGAAGGTATATATTTTTCCAAAAAGTTTTTTACTTTTTTCTCGTGGGGTACCCTATTGGGAAATATTTCTGGACATTTGGACACTTTAACCATTCCTTCAGTAATACCTATTGGGTAAAAATGCGTCCAATTTGATGTCCAGTTTTTTCCAATTTTGGACAGTGATTTCTAAACTATTAATAAACACAGCTAAAACAAGAATTGGACAATGGTCCAAATGTCCGGTCAGTGTCCAGTTTTTCTAGATAATTTAATTACTTTAATAGTTGACAGATATTATATAACCGAGATATAATTTATATATTACATACTAACTAGGAAGACTTATGGAAATTTTAGAAAAAAAACGTGGTAGAAAAAAAGAACTTCTGGAAAATAAGTTCAATAGACTTATAGAAAAAACTGATACCTGTTGGATATGGATGGGTGCTGTTAATAGTAAGGGGTATGGCCTAGTACTAGATGATGCTGGTAAATTACAACTTGTACATAGACTTTTACATGAACGAGTAAATGGGAAAATTCCACCTAATGCTTCTGTTCTACATAGTTGTGATAATCCATCCTGTTGTAACCCAGTGCATCTAAGAGTAGGTTCTTCAAAAGAAAACATGGATGAAAAAATCTCTAAAAATAGGGATCATTCTAATAGGGGTACTAACCACTGGAATAATAGATTTACTGATGACCAGATACTTGCAATAAGAAATGATACTAGAACTCAAATTGAAATTGCAAAAGAGTATGGTATATCTCAACCTCACGTATCTATTATAAAAAATTCCAAAACTAGAAAAATTTTAGGTATCAAGCAAGAGCCTCGTCAGCTTGAGCTTCAATTTAGCTTCTGACTTTGGTATAAGGTTTATGTAGCACAGATCGTCACTGCGTTTACATATCAAGTTAGCAAATTACAAATATAACAAGAAGAAAATGGCGAAAATTCTTAGCATCATCAAACTGTGTCTTGACCTTGGTGCAATTGCACTCGACATGCTTAAGGCAGCAATTCGACTGTACCATCAGTACATGACTAGTAAAAACCAAGCCCTAGGTTTGGATTATTAACGACAGCTAGTAACTGGCTGTCATAGGATAGCCGTGAACATAAATGAAATTCTACTCAGTCAGATCATCGAAACTGACAGTCCATTGACTATCCCGAAGTTAATCTCGGAAACTTTCAAAGTGAAAAACAACTACTATGTTGTAACAGATGGGAACGTATTCAACTACTATCCGATAAAGGTAGAAGTAACACCTGAAGACAAACCATTTTTTCGCTTAGAGAAATCAGCTCCAGTGCTACTGGAAGGTGTGGCAATTATAGACAAGAAAGTCTATGCCGTACCATTATCCGATCTCATGCGAAGACTTGTACGAAAATCCCGAGAAATTAACTTAGAGGTAGTAAATGGAAGCTTTAACACTAGTAGCGATGCCACAGCAGCAGATTCAACCCTCCCCCCTTCCCCTGACGTTGCTGGCACAAAAGCCATTCAACCTATTGTCAAACGAAGATCTAACCGAGAAATTGAAGTGGAAATCGGTGAAGCTGCTGACATTGCTTGGCAAGACCAAGTCAGAGCACTACTCAGTGTTGTATCTGAGGAAGAAGGGTTCGGCGGGGAGGAGTGGGAAATTACGGACGCTGCATAATCCGGATGGTTTGATGAGGGTTGTTCAATTCAAAATCTTGAAACAACTCTTGGAAAAAATCGAAGTACCGGAATATATCCACGCGTTCGAGAAAGAAAGGAGCATCCCAGCAATGGCTGCTCTTCACGTAGGTAAACAAGTTGTCGTAAGTCTTGATCTTAAAGACTTCTTCACTTCGATTAAACAGTATCATGTTGACCAGATCTTCCAGCATCTAGGCATTGCAGAAAAACCTGCAAGGACTCTATCTGAGCTCTGCACCTACAAGAGTTTTGTTCCACAAGGAGCTTTGACTAGTCCAAAGCTTAGTAATATCGTAACAGCATTAACATTCGGCCCTCACATTAAAAACTATTGTGATACCAAAGAGTATACCTTATCCATATATGCGGACGATATCACAATCTCGTGTGATCAAAAATTAGATGGTCAAGAAGGACGTGATACTGTCACCCAACTAATTACCTTTGTTACCGAACAAGTTCAGCGATTTGGTTTCAAGATCAATCGTGACAAAATTAAGGTAATGAAAACCTACCAACGACAATACGTATGTGGAGCCGTTGTGAACCAAAAAGTCAATATGCAAAAACGGGAGCGTCACAAACTCCGAGCCATTGTCTATAACTGTGAAAAGAATGGTATCAAAGCAGAGGCAGAGAAGAATAGCCTTTCACCAGATCAGTTCGCATCAAAGATAATGGGGCGACTTAATTGGTTCGCTCAGCTTAATCCTGAAGCTGGGGAACGTGGAAAAGAAAAGTTTAAACAAGTCTGTGCGGATCAAATAACGTGCCCCACAGCCGAGACTGAAAGCGTAAAAGAAATAGGGCCGCTAGACAGTCTACCTCAACTCCCACCAACATTGGCAGAAGCAGTAGCAGCCGATACACCGTGGAATTGAAGTAAAACGGAAATGCAGTGACGATTAGTAAACAGCAAAGTTTGACTTGAGCTTTGCTGGTTCCGGAGAAATAGATTTGACAAAGCCTACGTCAATCTGTTTCTCTTTTTTAGCCTACAAATGTGGTATAAGAGATGTAGAAAGGATTTACATATGGCGAAAAAACATTACTCACCTGTAGGTGCTCAAGGATTTATAGTATGTCTATGGGTCATCTTTGTAGGAATTCCACTTTTAGTTCTTGCTATAACAGGAGTTTGGGCGATGACTGACTGGATCAATAGTCTTCATTAACGAAATAGGAGACTCGCTAATATAGGAGCCTTTTTGGTATAAGTATAATGTAGTAATAACCTTAGGAGATAACGTTATGAATACCATCGCAACTATTACTCATACAAATACTGAAGTAAAAGATAAGCCTGATTACCAGATGACACTATCACACCCTAACTATTGTAAGTTGCAATCAATGTTAATTTTGTGCAACAACACTGCATCAGGATTGACTCAAGAAGATAAGGTTTTTCTGCGCCAGCTCGATAATGAAATGCTTAACTATCGTGGTGAAATTGGAACTTGAGAACAAAGACCTGCTAACATAGAGGTCTTTTTTTGGTATAAGTATAGTGCAGTAAAACTCTTTAGGAGATAATCATGCAAGAAGTAATAAATATACCAACAGAACTTCTTCCAATGCGCAAACGGGTAGAAGTCATAATCAAGCGGATAACTAATAAGTACCTTTTGATATTTGCTGCGTATCCAAAAGAAACCCCAGATTGGCGGGGGTTCCCAGGTGGTGGTAATGATGGCAAAACCGATGAAGAAACTTGCATCGAAGAAGTTCTCGAAGAGATCGGTATGAAAATCAAATGCGTCCAAAGCCTTGGCATCGCTATGGATGAGCCCCACGTTTCCGCAAAAGGAAATCATCGGGCCGAATTTAGTGGATCAACCACTAAATGGTACTCGGCTATGTATGAAGGCATGGACGATTCAAAGCTCGGAGCCGATGGTGATATCCGGAAGTATGAATGGCTCTCATATGAAGAAGCTGTTGAAGCTTTGCGTAAGAGCAATGGTCCAAGGGTTGCATATCAGCTTATGGCTCTGACCAATCTGAAAAATAAACCCCCAAGAATGCCTCAGTTCTAAAGCAAAGACCCTCTAACACAGGGGGGTCTTTTTTTAGCCTAATGCAACTCCACCAGAAGTAACCTTCATGAAGTGACCACTGTAGGTACACTCAACTCCAGTGCTCTTAACATCGACAATAGCTCCACTAAAGGTACTCTTCACACCAGCACTGGTAAGGTTCACATCAGCTCCCCCATTGAAGTTCATATTGATCTGACTAGTATTAATCTTCACAACGTTCTGATCTTTGAATGTAACCTTAGCTTCGTCTTTGGTAAGGAAAGTCTTAGTAAACGTCCCAGCATTATCACTAGCCATAATAGTCACATCAGACTTAGTGAATAAAGCTTTAGTAAACAATGCCCCATCTCCGCTGGTAGCAGTAACTAGAACATCATTGTTCCTACTCTTTATCTGAGTAATCAGAGTACCATCTTGACTGATTACTTTTAAGTCATGCATTCCATCCAAACGAATTTCTCTGTACATCAATTGTTTATCGGTAGCACTCACACCTGTTACAATCTCTTCTTTGTATATGCGATTATCTGAGGCTGGAGTCAACTCTGAGTGCAAGTCTGTTTTGGCTTTCTCTGCTAAGGAAACATCCCCATAATACTCATTGTATAGGTAATTCTCTGTCTTAGCATCCTTCTGAGTCTGAGCATATCCAGTGAATCTGTATACTCTACCTCTGAGATTTCTGATAAAGTCTGAGCTTAAGTCTGTGTAATGTTCATAGTTACGAGACACAATACGAACAACGTCATCCCACTTACTAATAAATATTTCAGCAAGTCTGGAACTACGTAAAAGCAATGACCCACCTCTGAGTATTGCAAGAATACCACCGCCAGTACTCGTAAAAATCCTATCTCCAAGTGCCTTATCTTTAGATGAATTCTGGGAAAAAGACACAGAATCAGACGCGCTTGAGAAACTACCAGTATCAACTAGAACTTCGTCTTCATCAATATTTATCGGAAAAGCGTTCTCCATAGACTGAAGCTTCGGCAAGTATCCGATGATTAATGGGTAGCCGAGTCCAGAATTAATAACTGCTCGATCACCAAGTCCAGGCGTATAGAAGTCATCGCTCCTACTTGAGCCACCTCTGGATTGAAGCCAATGAACTTCAGATAAGTTTTGACCTGATAGAGTTTTGATCTTACAGAGTTTACGTAAGGTATCTACCTCAGTAACAACTCCTTCATCAAGGGAGTAATCTATTTTCGAAGAGTGATTAAACATGGGCGTGTAATTTGGTATAAGTAATATAGGATAGTATAACCCATTCTTTTTAACTATGAAATTTTTATGAAAATTCAGATCAAGTCCGATACCCACAACGAGTACTACTACCATAAAACTAGGGTAATAGACGCTGAAAAGAAAACTATGTATGATATCAGCCCAGATGCTGATGTTATTGTTTTAGCTGGAGATATTTCTGAGTCAAGCTGTGGCTATTCTATTCTTGATCAGTATGGTGATTGTAAAAAGCCAGTTATTTACGTTGCTGGTAATCATGAGTATTGGGGTACTACTATTGAAGAAGCCAAGACAAAGCGAAAAGAACTCTTCAAAGACTCCAACATCATTGAACTTGACAATGACTTCAAGATAATTGATAACATTGTCTTTATTGGTGCAACATTGTGGACTTATTTAGCCAATCCAATTCTAGGGTTGATGGCATCTAGAACAAAAGACTTTATCAAGATTAAAGATTTAACTCCAGAGATCTGGAATGGTATGCATTTAGATTCTTTGAAGTTTATCGAAGACGCTATTAAACTTCCAAACTTCAAGGATATGAAAAAGGTAGTTGTCACACATTACCTACCAAGTAAGAAATCTATTTCACCTAGGTTTAAAGATGAACCTTTGAATTGCATTTTTTCATCTAACTGTGATTATCTGATGCATCAAGACCCGGCCCCAGATATTTGGATTCACGGTCATACTCATGATAGCTTTGACTACATGAATGGCAAGACAAGAACTATCTGTAATCCTTACGGATATTGGGGGCATATAACAAATCGGAAGTACAACCCTGAACTTTTAATTGAGGTGTAACATGACTAAAATGCTTAGAGACTTTAATGTAATGATGTTAGTGTTGTCTTTGTTAGTACTTTCTTTAGTTGCGTGTTCTAGTAGGGAACAAAGTGCTGAAGAGTTAAAGCATGCAATTGCCGAAAAAGCACAAGAACTACAAATGAAATCTCAAGCCAGAGCTAGTTTCGAGGAGCAGGCGACTTGGGAAAATTGCAAAGTAGGAGCTATGAGTTGGTATCGGCCAGATGGATACACTGAAAGAGCAAATGCTATTCTTTGCAAAGGTGAAGATTCTTCTACTATAACCCGTAGAGTTAGGAATGGTAAATCTACTCGTGAAGTAAGCGATATGCGAGTTGTGGAATCAGCCCTTACTGAAGAAGAGATCAGAGCTGAAGAAGAAGCTTCAAAGAAACAAGAAGCATTGAAGAAGCTCAGTGAGGAAGAGAAGAAATTGTTAGGCTTGAAATAAAAAACCCAGCCTAAGCTGGGCCGCCTGAACCTAACAATAGAGTAGCGTTCACAGGACTTCACAAGTAGTTTAACACGGAATTTATAGTATGAGTGAAAACGGTAATAAAATTGCAGAAAGAATACAGAAGTTTCTGGAGATACTATCGAAGTATGACATTGCTTACGTGTATGCTCACTACGAAGATTTGGTAGTAGAATTAAAGCATACTCAGAAAGTTCGTAGCATAGCTGAAGAAGACAAAAAGGCATTGAATGAACTTAATGCCTTCAACGATTTAAACCCACTAATCTGGCGTATTTTTCACTAGCAAAACAAAGCCCGCTAACACAGGGGATTTTTACATTAGTCATATCTAAATTGGTATAAGCTATATGGAAAAAACCTATAATCCTCTTATTATCTCGGAGACATCCTGATATGCTGACTTGGACTTTGTTTTGGAAAAATGGTAAACGTGAAGTTATTCATGGTACTGATTTAGATGATGCCCTTACTAATAATGGGCACACCATGGAATCAGTAAAGAATACTCAGTTCTATACTCAAGGCCGTTGCAAGAGTTACGAATACGATGAAGAAACCAAAGAATGGATTCATAAATCGGAAGTAGCTGCAGCTTGTCTGTAGCAAAACAAAGACCCGGTTGTATAGGGTCTTTTTTTACATTTGTGCCATCCATTTTGGTATAAGAAATATAGATAAGGACATAGATTCTTATTCATTTTCTATAATATTCACGAGGGTAAAGTCAATGCGTATTCGTAATGCTAAGATGGATGAATCCGGTAAAGAAGTTCGTGTAATGTGGAAAGAGCCTGAATGGAGAAAGGCTGCTGGTTATTTTCTCCTCGATATACCTTTACTCTGCGAATATGAAGAGTTGAAGGGTATCACCCAAAGCGATATGCTCCGCATGCAAATCGCCGTACTACCCCCTGAAATGCATCGCACCAAGGGCGGCTTCAATGACATGATCGGCAACCGTAAAAAGTTGAGGACATTCATTGATCAAATCAAAGCCGAAGCAATCACCGTTGTACAAGTTGTGCAAGAGATCCCTCTCGAAAGCGCAGCTGAAGTACGGGAACTGCCACCACAAGCGGACATCCCTGAAGTTAAGGCGGCAATTGCCGAAGTGCTGGAAGAGCATGACGAAGGCGAAAGCCAACTGATGTTCTTCGGAGCAGTAGGGAACAGGGCCGAGATTGTTCAGAAACCAGCTGTGGAAAAGGTCTGCGTGACCTTACCAGGGCCCACCATAATCGGTGCAGGTGTACTGAACCAGATCTTCTCAAAGCCTCTGACCCCACGTGCAGCAATGCAGGCAGTCAGTGAAATGAGCTTGGATGCAATTTTGGATCTGTTGTCGGATCGGGTTGCTGACAAGGTTGCGGACAGGGTTGCTGCCAAGATGTCTGAACGTATGGCAGCGATCATGCAAGTTAATCCAGTACATGCACCTGTGAAGGCAGTAGCTTCGGTAGTTTCTAAACCAGTAGTGACTGAGCCGAGCCATACGCTGAAGGCACAGTTGGCTGTAGCAGTAAAAAGCATGCCGAAACCAAAGAAACCGAAGATCATAATCATCGGCATGCAGGGTGCTCAAGCTAACGAAATTGAGAAAGAGTTTCCTAAGTTTGAGATCGTGCATTTACTCCACGGCAATGACAAGATCAAGGATAAGATCAAGTCAGCCCAGAAGGTATTGGGTATCGAGCAAAAGCTGGGCAGTTCAGCCAAGATGATCAAAGAGATGCATGGCTCCAACTTTGTGATGCTGAAGTTCGGCATGACGAATATCCGCCATCAACTCGGCATCTGGGAAACCTGCTACCTCCAGGATCCGACGTACTTCAACATGAGCGAAGCTGAGCGTGTTAATTACTCGTAATCCGTAGTACAAGAGAGCCCATAACATCGGGCTCTTTTTTAGTTTTACCATTCCTTTTTGGTATAAGAATAGTACAATAACTAATCCTATCGAAGGCCCTGAAATGAAAAACTTCACACTGTATTGGAAAGATGGTAAACGTCAAGTTATCGAAGCTAACGATGACGAAAGCTTTACCCAAGCCTTTTCTCGTGTTCTGCCAGAAGCTTCTATTGGAAGTTTGTATTTCCATTCAGAAGGAAACACTGATAAGTATGAATTCAACCGTGAGTTTAAACGTTGGGATAAAAAGAAGTTCCAACGTTTTAAACAAGAATCCTCACCGGTAATTGATAAGGGAAATTGCCAGTCTTGTGGTGGTCCTAAAGGTGAATGTATCTATTAAGCACCAAAAGAAAAAAGCCCCGCATTTGCAGGGCTTTTTTTTAGGTTTATAACCTATTATCCAAAACTAACAGGTACAGTACGATCATACTGAATCTGCACGTTCTCAGCAATCACAGGCTGTTGGCTTGTAATTTGTAAAGATAGACCCTCAATCATACAGTATTCTAGGTACACTGCGCTAAGAGGTTTACCGTAGCCATCACTATTACCACCACGAGTCTTCATAACTAACAACAGCCCACAAGGAACAGCAAAGTATTCAGAATCCAAGTTGTGCATAATATCGTTACCTTCAGCACCTGGGGCACGAACGCCATCAGTTGCCATCTTTGGACGATACGCAGATTGAGTCAACGCAGCAAGAATGTTCTTCTGATCTGCAAGCATTTTGCTAAGGCTAATAACTGGTGCGCTCTTACCACGGGTGAAGAACGAACGGTTAGAACCAATTTCGAATAAACGCATCAGTTGTGCGTTTTGTTGTAGGGCGATATTGTCCACTAAACCAATAGGAACAAGATCCGCACCCGCACTCAAACCTGTGTAACGAGCCGGACCAGCAAATAGCAGTGTGCTATCTGGTGATGCAGAAAACTGGGAGAAACGCTCATAGCCTTCTTCCTTTAATGAATCTACGTATGAACCTTTCCAGTCCCACTGACTTGAAAAACCATTTTGTGCTGTAGTACCTAAACGATCATTAAGAGCGTCAGCCATTTTATTAATCCTTTTAATATTATAAGAAGGGCCTGTCTCTCAGACCCGTTGAAATTTGTTGAGGTAAAACCTCTAGCACTTATTTTAATCAAAGATTTCAAATATGGCTGATGCTATTTGGTATAAGAATAATAACGTAAACTCCTTAGGAGATTGGCATGGCTAAACTCTCTGACCCATATGTGGCCTTTATCACGGAAGGTGACATGATACATGGGTATTTCATGTCTCGATCGAAATCCAAAATAGATCATGCTCTAATGGAAATTACAGCATGTCTTAGAAAAACCACAGCAGTTAGTAAAAGAATATCACTTACAAGCCCTTGTATTGTGGATTCGAAAGACATTAAGAATGTGGACCATACATTACTTAATGTCGGTAAGGTTTTAAAAGGACTCGATTTAATATACATGCCCACTAATGTTATCTCGGAAGGAATGTTATTTAGAGCCATTAACTACACTGGTAAAAAACGTAGTAATGCCGCTGAAGAACTCAAACAGAAGTACGATACCTACGAGTATAACCTTCTTCTCAAATCAGCGTTAATCTGTGATCTGAGTCTGATCGTTTCGGTATTAGTCAAAGGCATACCCCAAGGTTGACAACCTCTTTAAAAGCCCCTTGATTTAACGGGGCTTTTTTAATTTTAATAAAAAGGAAAATAATGAACGAATCACAAGTACGCGCAATTTTTCTGCTGGCTGGTATAGAAATCCACGGTCTTGAAAAAATCCCTAACAAATACTGGCCAGAAGCTTATGTAGAGGCTCGTCAGGAAAGCCCATGGTGGAAAGTAAAAACCGAACGGGGCATCATCCAGATTGGTTGGCGTAAACGGGTCATCAGCATCGAATGGTGCAACCTCGGTATCGTTTATCCAATGTCTTCAACTCCACAGGGTAAGGAATACAGCCAACACAAGCATGTGTCAACAGATGATGTTACAAAATGGCCAACAGGCATTCATGCTTGGAGCTTAGGTAAAGCAGTAGACTATCTCGTATCATTAAGAAGGGGTTTCGAGGTTTACGATTACGTCGAAAAGTGCTGGGCCGAGGCTGAGATAAAACCGGAAGACTTGCATGAATTTGTCGTATGTTTTTACGATGAAAATAGTCAAGCAGTATACGCGGCAGTAAAGGCTCCTAACGAACGCCGTGCAATGACCCAAGTATGCAAACTTGAAGGTGGTTGTAAAGTAGATCGGGTGATGTTGAAAACTGAGCACGAAGCAATGTGCAAGCAATACACTATCCCTATTGTGTACAAAGAATATACGAAGGAGTAGCAAAAGAAAAAGCCCCGCAAATGCAGGGCTTTTTTTAGTTCCATCAGGTTATTATATAACCAGATAAACGTCAGCGTAGTTAAGAACTTTCGGCTGGGTAGTTTTCAATCTAACAGTGAGGCGGTCTTTGTTGACAGCGTTCTGTTCGATCTTATCAATCACATACCCGGTCAGAGGAGCACCAATACGTGGCAGTTTCTTACTCATCAGTAACTCACTAGCAGCAACCACAGTTTGACGAACAACTCCGATAGTCTCTGGAGTGATGTTCCACTTACCGATAAATGGAGTAAGTTTTTCACGGTAATAGTAGCTCAGGAAGTCCCAGTTCTTGACAGCTTGCAGTTCACGATATTCATAAACGCTCATGTCGGTAGTCAGTTCATGACGAACGTAGGGCAGACCACCGCCTGTTTCTTGAACAAACAAGAACGTACCTGCTTCAGCCATTGTGTTCAGTTGAGCACGAGTGAAGTAGAAGTTCGAGTTCTTCAGATCACTGACACCAGCAATACCAATATTAGTGAAACCTTGTTGACTTGGGAATCCAGCAACCAGACCAGCCACAGCACAAGCCAAGTAGTAGCCAGGCAGAACTACGTCACGACCGTTCACATTGATTACAACCGTATCTGGCTGGATGTGAATGAAACGGTTAGAACTAAAGCTCTTTGACATTGCAGCAATCGCAGTAGCCTTCTGAGTCTTAGTCAGAGTACGCTTAACGTAGTAACTAACAGCAGTAGCAGTACCAGAAGCCTGGACTTGAACTTGCTGATTCGAAATAACGTTAAGAACCTGCATAGTACCAATTGGGCTTGGAGCACCACTACCAGCCGTAACATTAACAATATCACCTGGCACAACCCCATCAGAGATAAAGGTAGCGTTAGACGCAGTAAGAATGTAATTACCAGCAGTCAGAGTGATAGTGTTATTACCACTGTTTGCGTTAACCAGAGTACTATCGAAAGGACCAATACTTGAAGTAGTTGGAATCGCAGTATTACCAATAGTCACACGCCAAGCAGCTTGTTCTGGTTTACTCATATTCTCCGAATGCAATGCGAAAGCTTGGAGAATAGCAGGGCTTTGGCTCAGAGGAACCAAGCTGTATACTCGCTCGCCTTCAGCAAGATCAAGGGCTGCAAAATAGCCAGCATTGTCATTGCTCGAAATAGCAATTGCACGGGTACGAGTTCCACCGCTGTTAGCCATAGCCAACTGACAACCTAACGCCAGAGGATTCAGTTCACTAACAACACCGAACAGACCTAGATTTTCATCATCACTCTCAATGCTTAGAACCGATCCACTTAGATCAGTACGCAGAGCACGGTATGCTAAGTGAACGTTAGCCGAGATAACTTTACCGTAGATGATTTCCGAACCAGCATTGATTGTTAGAGTACCTGCAGCAGCAGTGTTCGAAGTATCTAAGTTAGCTCCTCCACTGATCGGCTTAGTAACTGGCATCAATTGGTTATTAAACAGCTTACGGGTACGGAACTGGAATAACGAACGTTTCTGAATAACAGAACCAGAAGGAACAGTAGTGGTCGTAGCTGGAACTAGGCCAGAAACAACAGCACCAGTTAAGGTACCAATAACAGCTTCAAGATCAGCACCGTTAGCACCTGCACCTTTGATGAGGATAGTATCCCCAGTTGCAAATCCTACTGCACTCGTCAGAGTGAAACCATTGGCACCAGCAGTGATGATTGCAGTGGAGGTAGTAGCTGCTTGTACGTTTGCAGGCAGAACATCAGCTAGAGAAATATTTGTAACATTACCGGTAGCTGAGCTGATAGCAGTAACAGTCGAGCTGAATGTTCTTGGTGTTGCAGTAATATCAGTATATGCAACTGAAACTTCATCACCACTTTCAATCATCAGTGTTGAGGTTGTTGCATTTACATTGTTCAGTGCAATCTTGGTCATTACAGCATTGGTAACGGTAGTTCCTACTGCTCTATCGATAGTAAACACAGCACCTGCAATTACAGTAATCTTTGCAGTAAGAAGTGCTCCACCTGCACCTGCACCAACTAAGGTGAAGGTATCCCCAACAACATAATTAGTAGGATTGGTAACACCAGTAACAGTGGTTGCAGCCGCAGTAGCAGTACCAGTACCACTAGCAGCCGAGTAATAGATTGCGCTAGAACCCCCATAACCATTAAAACCAGTAGATACAGTTTCTACTTTTGCTTGGTTCACAAATACCTGAATCGAAGCAGTGTCAATTACTTGACCCGGAATCTGACTTGGCAAAGTAAAAGTTGTATTTACAAGTGGGTTAGACAGGACAGCTTTTTTAGTAACAGCAGCACTAGTTACACTGGTACCTGCAGCGGTATCCAGAGTTAAAACTGATCCTAATGCAGCAGTAACGGTAGCAGAAAGCAATGCACCGCTGCTACCTGCACCTGTGACAAACACGTTATCACCAACCACGAAAGGTGGGATAGAGTCGAAGGTTAAGGTATAGCTACCAACAACGATTGTTGCCGTTGCTGTAGATGCAGAAATTGCTGCAGTTTTTACCAAAGCTGCCGTGCTGCCTGCAACGTAAGAAATTACGTTATAAGCTGGTCCTACGATGCAAGATTCCAGATCAGGCGTGACATCGGCTACACCACTAGCATTCTCTAGCTCCTGGTATACTTGGACGCTTGGGACGACATATGACATTATTAAAACTCCTATTTTATTAATCGATTAGTATCCATCGCATTCTGTGCGCTAGACGAAATTTGAACTTGTTAGACAAACCTAACATAAACTTATTTTAGCAGGCAGAATAGCCATTACCGAATTTTTAATATCTTACCTAAATATTGGTATAAGAAATATACAATGGAGAACTAAACTTCATGTAAATAATATTTATCCTGAGACCCTATTAAGAGGAATTGAACAATGTTTGGATTTATCTGCAATGTTGTGCTGGCTGTCTTGATCGTTTATCCGTTTGTGAAAACCCGTAAATCCGGTTTCAGCAAAATGATGCTATCTCCACCATGGAGTATCTTCCAAAATTCATTTATGCGTATGTTTGACATTGAATGCCAGACTTCTGCAAAAGATCTTTTGGAAAAGGGAGAACTTAAGATCATGAGTTTTAGTAGTATGGTAACAACGGTTGTATGGAGCGTAATATTGAGCAAGTTCGTGGTTGTATATATCTCTACTTACTTCTGCAGTCCATGGCTGATAGTAGTGTACATTGTCACTACCCTGGTTCGTATGCCGGTCTTCTACGTAGGTTATTTGCGTGTTAACAAATACATTAATAACCCAAAGTTAATCAAACGTATAGCTTAGCGTAAGCTAAGAAGAAAGCCTGTATCCTATGGCTTTCTTTTACATTAATCCTGTTTAAATTTGGTATAAGAATAAGGTAATACCCCTATAACTATAACGAAGGAAACCATCATGAGCATGACTTCTGCACTCTATGTATTAAACACTTTCAGTGTATTATGGCTTCTGGTATATAATCATGAAATGTACTTAGGCTTTTTCAACAGAACTAACAAAAAGTTCTGGGATCGTAGATGGAAGAAGCTCACAGCTTCTCTGGCGAATTTTACCAAGTTGAATTTTCCTACCACCAATTTGGTAAGAGTCATCTGCATCTCGACTGAAGTTGTTAATATTGCATTTTTAATATTGACTGCAAAGTATTGCCATTGGGTATTCACATTAACAATAACACTGCTACACATTCTGACATTACCGGTATTGTTCGAGTCCTACAAATTTTCAGTTCAATATTCCAAGGTAATTGATAAGCGATTTCATCATTAGAAGTAATTAAAAGCCCTGCAATCGCAGGGCTTTTTTTTAGAGTTCTGCCATTTCTACAAAGAAATCTTTTATCTTCAGTGCATCCTGATTTACTCTCCAGTCTTCTTCCATTATAAATGGTAAGTTTATTACTACTTTAAACTTTTCAGAACTATCTTTATCAGGAGTACATTCCCCTACTTGCATAGGAATACCTAGTTCATTAAACCCCTGGGTATCACATAGTAGAGGCCTAGACCAAATGATGAAGTGAGAAACCATATCTGTGATAAGTTCACATGTACCTTCTTCTCTTGCCTCTATAATGATTTGTATACTACCCTGTATAAACACCATGTTGGTACGATCAGACTTACCCTTTAGTTGTTCAATACTCTTACTCTCAACTAAGTTATCGGTCAGACCTGTCTTGTTAATTTGATAGGTGGATCTTCCTACAAGTACTCTAGGAGCAGCCTCTAGTTTGACGTTATGAAAATCATTAATAGTAGCTACCTCTATTGTTCTTTTCTTCTCATTTTCATCCCAAATCAAATTAGCTTGTTTAGCATAGTGTGTAAAGAAATAACGTAAAGGTTTAACTATAAGATCAGTTACTAGTAATGGTGAAAATCTCATTTCTTTTTACGCTTTTTATCTTGTTTAAATTGTGAGTGAATAGAACTCATATCATCCATTCTACCTTTGAGATCCAGAGCGGTATCCACTAGGCCATGTTTACGATTTGACTTACCACCTAACCTGATTGTTCTAGCTATTTTTTCTAGGTATATGTTCATGTGTAATCCTTTGGGAATTCTGGCAAGTCTCGTGTTACAAGTTCATTCTCAACTTCACTCTTAGGTACTTGCACAAGTTTGAGTATCTGTCTGACAGTGTTGCTTTGCAAGCTTGTACTACTAATATCATCTACCTTGAATACTACCCAATCACCTGTTCTAACTAATAGATCGTCATTTCTTATTTCAGGTAAACTGATGGTCCATGCACTAGCTTCACTAGGTTCAAACTTACCAAAATAGGTCTTAGCCAAAGTACTTGGAATAGAATCATACTGTACGTAACATGGGGCTGGTTCGAAGTAACCTCCTCGGAAACTAGTTCCTACACAAGTTGGGCAGTTATCTCTAATAACCTTTTCAAGGGTTTTACTCCAACAGTCGGGACATTTAGCACCATAAGTTTTACGTCTAAAAAGATACGTTTTAGACCCATTGAAGTTCCTGAGCAGAATCTGTTCTCTACGTTGAATTTCATTGCTACGCAGGTTTACCCAACCGTGCTGACTAGTACTCCAACTAATAGTAGCAGATCTAATAGTAGCATGTCCTTTGTCTAAAAGAATAGCCTCAACAACATAGAATCCTCTATTAAACTTTCTATATTCTTGGGTCCCTGAATCCATTAAGTAAGTTCCATCAATAGGAGTAGGATTTAATTTTTCAAATTCAGAATCCTCAACCTCAGAGAAATATACATTGAACTTACAGTTACCCCAATCTGCTGGAATAGCCCATTGGACAGCAATATGCTTGTACCATCTAGGGTATACCTGAACAGAAATGTTAGGAGATATGTTTGTGGAATTTAAAGCAGAACTAGGCCTCAAACTATTGTCATGTCTATACACGGCAGTTTGTGCCAAGAATCCGAAGTTGATTGAAGTATTAAAGCTCATACTTTATTTTAGATAGTTAATTAAAGAATGATACTTAGTTTTGGTATAAGAAAAGTATGGACAACTATTAAGTCCATCCAGGCAAACCCTAATTCTTTAATTAGTAACAGTTTTCGGAGCTAGGCTTCCGACCTTCGCTGGGAGTATGATGCAGCTATCATTGAGACAAACCATTGTTTCTGATAATCATATTCACAGCTTTGCCAAGGGTCGAGCTTACACTCTTCCTTTGGCTTTTTTTTCGTTTACCAAATTGGAAAGTATGCGCTGTCACCAGAAAGTCCGCCCCAACCGGAATCCATATTCTGTTGAATCTTAAGGGCTCTGGCGGCGCTATCAAAGTTTTGATGGAATCCTGCAGATAAGTTTTTATAAAGCTCACTACGCTCTTCTATAGGGATCTGTAGACCCCCATCAGAATAGTTCATAGTGTTACGGGCTAGCAGTACAGACTTACCTTCGAACATATGCCATAAAGTACCCCATAACATAATGGATTTAGATGGAAAATTATTTTGATTCCAGCTACTCACAGGAGTCATTGTATTAAAAGAGTCTATAGCAAGGCTAATGCACATAGACACATAGGTGTTCGAAAACTCCTCACCTTCGATGAGATAGTTATTCGGAGCGTAGTCCGAAGCAAATTCACGAACTTCATCGAGAGTGAGGACTGACATACTTATTTAACCTTTGCGGTTTTGGGTTTCTTTACATCGTGTTCAGCGGTAGTGGTTTCTGCGACTAGCTCTTGGCCAAGAAGAGTGCCGGTTGCTGCCTCAGCTGAAGCGCCTTCATTTTTAGATGCTAACAACTCTTCTTGGGTCATTCCAGTGTAAGGCTGAGTCACTGTAAAAGTAACACCTTCTTTTTTAACAGGTTCTGCAGGTCGGGTTAGACTAACCTCAACAAGACCCATATTTAACATATGAGTAATATCATCACTGTTAAGTTGACCTTTATTAATTTCTAGGTATCCACCCCCAACAATCTCCATGTACCCACCATTAAGTAAAACAGTATGGTCAAGTTTGTTTACTAAAAAAATTTTGTCGCTCATTAAGTTCTTTCAAAAAGTTATTGTTACAAATAGTAGACTAAGTTTAATCTGTTCTACCCATCTTGTCAATGCGTTCTAGAATTTTATTGTCTTTGTGCTGATGATACTTATGCAATCCTAAGAATCCAGCACCGCCAACTGCAGCTACCCCAAGTCCTGTTTTCACACGGGTTCTTAAGACTGCTTTACTTTCTTTTCGTGCCAAGTTTTTAGCAATATGGATAGACCTCGGTCTGATGCCTGGAATGCCTAAATGAGATGCATTGTCCAATACATGAACTGCATTGTTTAATTTGCTTTTTGTACTTCCAGACAAGCGGTCACCGTATTTGATGACTTTATCTAGTATTTGATCAGAGTTAAATTTTGGCATAGTAGTAAGAGTATATCATCTATTTTAACAAACAAAGAAAAGCTGGTATAAGGTTATTACAACAACCTATTAAAGGATTTTATCGTGACAGCAGAAACTTCAGAAGTGGGATTCCGAACAGATGTTTCTTTATCTCGTGTACAGATTAGTGTCCCAATAGGTAATACTATTCAGAATATTATCGGGTACATGAAAACTGGGGGTGTTAGTTTTTTAGAAATCTATACTTGGCAAAGGGGACTTAATGGTTTGACTCTCAGAGTTAGGAACTCCAAGTTCGATCCTGACCGTATTATGGTCCCAGCTAATATGGGTCCTAAATCTCTTATTTGGTATGACGAAGGAATCAAAAATGATAAACCAGCATGAAGGTAATTTGTTAGATTTAAAAGAGGGCATCCTGGTTCACGGATGTAATTGCCTTGGGGTTATGGGTTCGGGTATTGCAAAGCAGATTAAAGATAAATGGCCAGTTGTCTATAACTCGTACAAATATGAGAGTCGAACTTCTGGATTATTTTTAGGTAATATGTCTGTAATCCTTGGGCCTGGCTTTAGTAAGATCGAGCAATTAGACCTTGTTAAACACACTCATGTTTACTTTGATTCAACTCTGCCAGATCGAGTAATCGTGGTAAATGCGTTAACTCAGTTTGACACTGCTTCTAGTGAAAATGAAGTCGTAGTTGATTACGATGCCATTAGCGTAGCTTTTGCAAAGATCAAAATGATCGCCCGTGATACCAAACTTCCAGTGCACTTTCCTTTGATCGGATGTGGACTTGCAAATGGTAAGTGGGAAGAAGTTGGACCTCGTATCGAAGCTGCTCTAGGTGAAGACGTAGAGAAGCACCTGTGGATCTATAAGCCTTAACTAATTTTTTTGGAATACTAAATGATGAATCAGAATCAAACGAATGCCTACGTTCGTAAACATGGTGTAAAACTTCCTAATGGTCAATACATGTTGACCAGTCCTTTATACGCATTTAAAAAAGTATACGGTGAAAGTCATCGAGAGTCTATTGCAAATCTAGTTATTCCTATTGGGGCAATTGTTAACTTAGCTCAAACCGAGGATTGTAAACTTCGTGCAAGTCAAGCTTACTGCCATAGTATTGCACTTCAATACGGTGGCCAGAGTATCCGTTCTGCATGCTCTGGACACAGACAAGCCTTCAAGTATACATCCGGTACTTCTAAAGGACTTACCACTAAAGATTTCCAAGGTATTGTTCTTGATCATGAAAATTACGTACAGGGTCCTAGGTATGTATCCACTCTTCCTATCGTAAATAAATTAAAAGCTTGTAAAGTAGTTCCAGATTCATTCGACACCTACACTAGTGAATGCTCTAACGGAATTCATTTCTTCGTAGAACTACAACGTGCTAAAAACTGGTAATAAATAAATATGAATAATCAAACTGAAATCGAAGAAGTAAAAGAACATATAAGTGTGCTTGAAGCACTGATGGTTAACGCTAAAAGAAATCTTGAAATCGTAATGTCTCGCTACGTTGGAAAGAAACTTCATAATACCCAGTTCTGGTATGAGTCTTACAAAACTCGTATGGAACGAGATATTGTATCATTAGATCATTCTTTGACAGAACGTAAGAGATATCTCGAACGAATCACTCCAAAGATTCCACCGCTTCTGCAAGTACTTAAACGTAGTAATAATGTAACTCGAACTGAAGTACGAATTCAGGGTTAAACATCACTGCTCACTTTTGGTATAAGATAAGTGTACCCTACAATATCTATGGAACCCTCGTATCTATTGTATAACCCTATTTGAAGATAACCTTTTTTAGGTATTTTTAAATCTAATAATTGGACATGTATCTATGAGTAGTTCTACCCCGTTGAAAGATCGTCTTGATGAATTAATGGATTCGGCAAAAAGTGATAAAGACTTCGATGAAATTGAACAAATCGTAAATACCCAGGATAAGAAAAGAATGGCACCTCAAGTCACAGCATCAAATTCAAAACTGGTCTACGGGCCTCATAATCTGGAATACTTTCTTCTTGAGAATTTTCTCCTTAGTAAGTATGACAAGGATCAATCTACTCATAAGTTTGTAGAGAAGAAGATCTGGATTCGTAAGACTGGCGTGCATGACTTCGTTAAAGCCTTCTGTGAACAGTTCAAGTTTACTTCGGTAAACCGGGAGGATATCGTTTTCCGTAACGACGATAGCTTTGTAAAGATCGGCATCACAAACAAAGATCTGGACAAGCTTGAGATCCATTCGGTAAACAACGAGTACGCAAAAGAGATCGAGAAGTTCGTAGAGCAGTATGAGTGTTCAGATCGTAAGATCAGCATTCGTTGGCTCTATACTCCGGACGGTCGTAGTATGGATCTTATCGAAACCTTTGAGGAAAAAGTTCATAAAGAACATTATCCATTCATTTCGGATTTCGATACGTTTGGTGAACGGTTCAAGGAATCTAAGAGCAATATTCTTTTGCTCATTGGTGAACCTGGCACCGGCAAGACAACGTTTATCAAGAATCTTTTAGCTCACATGGATACCATCAGCTATCTGACTTACGATGAGAAGATCCTCAACAACGACTACACCTTTGCTTCCTATATGGAAGATGAAGACTCGAACGCGTTCATCATTGAAGATGCGGATCTGTTCCTGCGTTCACGCGCAGATGGTAACAACATGGTTTCTCGTTTCCTGAATGTAGGAGACGGCATCGTGAAGATTCCTAATAAGAAGATCATCTTCTCGACAAACCTTCCGAATATCAAGGACATCGATGCTGCACTGGTTCGCCCAGGCCGTTGCTTCGATATTCTTCATTTCCGTAAACTGACTCGCGTAGAATCGCAAGCCGTTGCGGATATTCACAATATTGTTCTGCCAGGGCCAGACGATAAGCAAGATTACACCCTTGCTGAGATTTTTAATAACCCTGTTCAAAAACCAAAAATCGTAGCTCGTTCGATGGGCTTCTACTAATTAACAACCACCGAAAAGATAAGACATGAAACGTGCATTTATCGTAGCAGCAGCAGTACTCCTCTTCCTGTCGGCAACAACCGCAAGTGCGGGATGTTACTCGGAAGGTGTCCGTAAGGGCGAGATCCAAAAGTTCTCGGCCAAAGGGCTCGTGAACGTAAGCTGGGAAGGGGAGATGGTTCAGGAAGGAATGCGTGTACGAGCCAAAGGCAACGGTGCAGGTGTTACCAACATCTGGAAATTCTCTGTGACTGATCCAGTTGTTGCGAAGAAGATCGAAAATGCAATGTTCACTAGCAGCGGCTCCGTAGCTGTCCGCTACTGCCAATCGGCGTTCAACACCGGTCTATTCCAAGGCACTTCCTACACCGTGACTGATGTCATGGTACAGAAGTGAATCGGCGTATCTTGTCCTTCGGGGCTTTGATAGTCTTATTGACCTCCATGTTGCTAAGTGGTTGCTTCGGTAATGAAGACAAGACTGTGACTGTGGAAGTATCCACTGGCAAAGCAATTGAGGCGGTTGAATGGGCTAAAGAGATCTGTTATAAAGGAGTTGTGTACGTTGAATTCTATGGTAACTCAAATTCCAAATTACCTTGGGGTGGGGTAAAGTACAATACCAATGGCACTGTTTCGACTTGCAAAATAATTCCGAAGTAAACAAAAGAGACCTGGCATTTGCTGGGTTTCTTTTTTAGTATAAGAATGTGGTATAAGATTATGGTAGAATGGAGTAGGTTCTACTATAACAATAATAGGTAATATGGAAAACAGCGGTATTTATAAAATTACAAATAAAGTTAATGGGAAGATCTATATTGGATCAGCTGTTAATTTAGATAGGCGTTGGACTGAGCATAAGAGATGTCTTAAAACTAGAACTCATCCTAATAACAAGCTTCTTAATGCTTGGCATAAGTATGGTGCTGAGAATTTTGAGTTTATAGTTTTGATCTATTGTGAACCTAAAGACTTACTGATGTACGAACAGAGATGTATAGATTCTTTTGAAGTAATTACAAAGGGTTATAATCTTTGTCCTACCGCTGGTAGTGTGTTGGGTATTAAGAGAAGTGATGAGACTAGAAAAAGAATGTCAGAGTCTCAGAAAGGAAAAGGGCCTAGTGCAGAAGCTATTGCTAAAATGGTTGCCACGAAACTAGGTCAAAAAAGAGCACCACATTCTGAAGAAACTAAGAAGAAGATGAGGGAAGCACATGCAGGTAGAAAACTTGGTCCTCAATCTGAGGAAACTAAAGCTAAAAGATCTGCTGCATTAAAAGGTAAAAAAAGGTCAAAATTTTCTGAAGAGACTAGAAAGAAAATGTCTGAAGCTCAAAAAGGTAAAATTCCAAGTGAAGAAACTAAAAAGAAAATTTCAGAATCTCTAAAACGAGTTTTAAACTCATAATAAAAAAGCCCGGAATTAACCGGGCTTTTTTTAGCTTAATTCAGCTGATTAGGTGAAGTTCACCACAATTGCACCATCTACGTTACCAATACCAGAACCTACTGATTCGTACGTAGTGAACTCGATCATGTCCGCTTCAGTCTTCAGGAAGACAGTAGCATCTTGCAGCGAGTAGAACTGACCCAAGTATTCTTGCGGAGCAAAAATAATTGCTTGGTTGTTAGGTAAGATATTGCTCTTGTTCGTAGTGATAATCTTGTAACCGAAGAAGTTATCCAGCGAAGCCTGACCACGGAACAGCTCAGAAGCAGCTGGGGAACCGATATCAGTTGCAGCGAAGGTCAACAGGTCAGCATACATACTCTGAGTCATCAGAATACAACCGACAGGCAGACGCTTAGCTAACAGCTTCTTAACACCAGCCATCAGGTTCACTTTCGAAAAAGTACCAGCACTGAAAACGTTAGAGTTTGCAGTAGCGATGCTGATGATGTTGTTGTAGAAGTTTACGTCTTCTTGCTCTTGCAGATCCTTTACTGAGTTCTCTTGCAGAATGGTACGAATGTCGGTACGGTAAGTAGCGAGTTCGAACTTCGACTTAGTGAACTTAGATGTCGAGATCTTCTGGAAGGTCACAGGGTAACGGGATCCTTTGAAATAACGAATCTCTGCACGGCTCAGGAATGGCAGGTTAGCTGCAACGCTATCTGGTTCCTTTTCAACGATCACAGTTGGCTCTTCAGTCAGCTGACGATCGAGTTCCGAAGCAGTGATTTGAACTGGATTCAGAACCTTACGGGTAAATCCATCTTCACGCAGTTTCTGACGCACGAATGCGCTCATTGCTGCACCAGCTTCTTTTGTCATTCCCTGGTCGATTTTGTCCAGGAACGACTGGTTCATAAATTGAACATTAATAGTTTCAGTAGTATATCCGCTCATCTTTTTCTCCTTATTTCACCAGAATCGACAGGCGAGCAGTTTCAGTTGCGCTTGCAGCCACAACGTCCAACACATAACCAACTACTGGATCAGTAGTTACAACCAGAGTTACTTTACCAGATTGGCAAGTAACAGGATTACCCGGAGCATAAGTCGGGGCAACATCGTAGTTCGAGATATCTACGATAAATCCACTCCACAGGACAGTAGCCTTGTTGGTATTTGCAGCAGAAGCCGCATCACCATTACCAGCAATTACCAGACCACATAGAATGTTATTAGCTTTAGTAGCACTTGCTTTGTCAATGGTACCATCCGCTTGACGAGTGACCCAATCACCATTTACCAGAGTAACTCCGGTCTTAATGGTTTCAGCACGCTCTAGCGCACCTTCATTAGGCCAGCCACGGCGTACCATTGCTGTATATTCCATCTTCATTTTGAAATTTCCTTTTATTAGTTTCTTACTTCTACCCCAGCTTTCGCTAGGGTTAATATCTTGCGTTACTTACGTAACTAGAACTTATTTTAATGCCTATTTTATTTCTTGTCGAAATTCCGTAGAATTACTGATAATATCCTTGAGGCATTTCATCTTGCTTTTTACCAGATAGAGCTTTAGCACCAAGTAATCCCGCTCCAATTCCTCCAGCAATAGCAGTCTTAGGATTTTTACGAGCGAGTCCTACTGCTTTACCAAGAATGCCTTTAACACCCGTTGCTTCTGCTTTAGCTGGACCAGCCTTTAAAGCAGCCATTTCACTCTTCACCTTTGCAGCATGGCGATTTCCTGCCAATCTATCATGGATAGAATTTGCAGCCAATACATCCCCAGTCTGTTTCATCTGTTTAGCATCTACAGTTACTTTAGTAGATTTTTGGCCTAAGCCCATGAAGGTTTTGTTATTAACCGACATTTGATTTTTAGAACCCGTATTAAACGAATGCATTTTACTAGAAGATCCTAGACCAGCCAGAATATTCGCATTAGTAGGAGCACCTAGCTTTCTACCAGCAACTCCCTTCGCATCAATATGAGTACGTACTGACAAAGCTTTATTACCGCCTCCAGCTTTAGTTTCGTTCAGTTTTTGGGCAAATCCTGCAATTTTTTCTAAGTAAATATTGTTCATATTTACGCCAGGATAAATTCAAGTAGGGGGTCTGTCTTAGGGCGTGCATAGCCTGAACCACGGCCCATTTCCCAAGGCTCATCCATAGCTGAAGCTACTTTAATAAGTACTTCTTGATCCATAGATTTCAGAGCAGCCAGATCTTCGTTAGTAAAACTACCACTGCTGGCAAGTTTCTCGATTGCATCTGGAAGTTTAATTTCGTCCATTTTTGACTGTACGATTTCACTAGCAGCTTTTTCTAGTTCTTCTTTTTTAGCTTCAAGTTCACTCTCAAGTGAATCGATGTATTGAGCAGCTTTTTCTAACAGATCAATAGTAGGATCAACTTCAGTAACCGAGACATCGAAATTAGAAAGATCACGTACATTTACATTTGCGGCTTTAACCAATGTTACAGCTTGCTCAATGTCCACCCCTGCCGAAGCAACGAGATAGTTAGCAGCTTCTTTTTCCATAAGATGTTGAGCCACTTCATAACGGGCGTCTTGTTCAGACAAACCAGCTACCTTAATTAATTGCTGAACTGCGATTTCAGTAGGATCTGAAATACGAAGCTCTTCTGTTCGTTCACGTAGTAATTGTGAAATTTGAGTCATGTTTAACCTTTGTGTTTGTAAGAGATTTTTTCTAAATAAGGATTCGCTTGGAAAGCCTGTTTAGTATGATGATTATCTAGAAAATGATTATTAAGCTTTACTGCAGCGTAATCACCAACTAGACCGCCGACTCCAACAGCAGCCGCTATTCTTTTATCACTTTTTAAAACCTTAGGATATTTTCTTGCTAGTTTAAGGGCAGCAGTACCCGTAGCATATCCCAGACCTCCGATAGTGGCTACACTAGCAACATCTTTAATTGTGGAGGAATTGTTTTCTGAAGCTTTCTTAGAAATACTAGCAACTTTAATAATAAATTTATTTTTCATAATATGTCTAAGAAAAAGGACTGGCCCGAAGACCAGTCCAATTAACGATTAATAACCGTACAGTTCGTCAGCTTTAGCGTTGACCAGATTAACAGCAGTGTCGAAATCCACACCAGCTTCAATCAGACCATCCACAGCAGCTTTCTTTTCACGACCCAGTGCGTAAGCGCCTGTACCAACAACAGCAGTACCTGCAGCAGCTCTAACAGCCGTGTTGCGACCTAGTGCAGAAGAAGCCATACGAGGAGCGGTACCTAGACCACGAACCTGCGATGGAATTTCTTTAGCATCAGCCATCAGACGTTTGCCTGCACCGCCAACTGCTTGACCAGCACGTCCACCAGCAACAGTTGCTCTACGACCCAAACGGGTAGCCAAGGCACCTGCACCAGCTTCTTTAACCATGCTTACAGCATAATCAAAGTCAACGCCAGAATCAATCAGCTCGTTCAGAGCAGCTTGCTTAATGTGTTGATCATGCTCGAAATCCAGCTCATCGGATGCAGCTTTTACCAGATTAACGGATTCTTCAAAGTCGTAACCCGATTCCACCAGTGCGCTAACAGCAGCGGCTTTCTCTTGGTCTTCTCCACCAATAGCAGCAGGGCCATTAACTTGAACCTGAGCAGGAGCTTGACGAGCAATTGCGCCTTCTGCGTGTGCAGTATTACCAGTTTCTTGTTCGTCTTTTGCGTTGGTAGCGCCCATTGCATCGGCTACGATTGCATCGAAGATTTGGTTAATGGTACCACCATTACCAGCACCGTCAGTGCCAGGAGTTGCTTGGAACGAATTATCGTGTTCCGCTCTTTGTTGAGCTAAGTCAACTTGAGTTTTGTTAGGAACCACTCCAGCCGGGATACCGTTCGAAGTGCTCTCATCACCTACGCCTGCCATTTTCAGCAGAGCTTGAGCCAGTGCTTTACCAGCGTCTGAAGCTTGTTTATTCATTTCTTCACCTTTGTTAGATTGTGCGGTTTGTTTGGAAGCTACTTTTTCCATT